AGATGAGATATCAAAGCATCATTTAGATAATAAGTATAGTGTGAAAAAAGAAGATTTAACTAAACTACTAGAAGACTCTACTACAGAAGAAATAATTTTTCATAGTAAAGAGATGATTATTTCTTTTAGACTTCCTTGTGGGTTCACTGTAGCAGGAAGAAGTGCAGTAGTTAATCCTGAGAAGTTTGACATGAATATTGGAAGACTTCTTTGTTATGAGGATGCTCTTGGACAATTATGGAAGCTAGAAGGTTATCGAATGCAATGGAAAATGTACCAAGAACAAGGAGAAAATAATGCAGATAGAACCTAATGATTATTTACAAAAGCTAATAGAAATTTATCAAGCTCAATGTAACCAGTATCTTAATGAGAGAATTAGTTTACAAGCTCAACTAGATTTAGTATTGAAAGAGTTAGAAAAAACTGAGACTAAGTTAGCTGAACTAGAAAATAAAGAAGAGAAAGTGATAGATGTCAACACGAATACTGATACTTAAAGATGGAGTTATTAAACCTGCTTCTTCCTCTGATGATTTAGGAATAGGAGGCTCCTCTCTTACTTTAGGAGTTACATCTACTACTGCATTTAGAGGAGATTACGGGGACTTAGCTTATACTCACTCGCAGATAACAAGTGGAAACCCTCATGGACTAACTTTAAATAGTCTAGTAGGAACTCAAACTAATAATAGAGTTCTTAGAAGTAATGGTACTATTACTACTCTTTCTCAAGTAAGTTTAACTACTGATGTTATTAATACTCTTCCTGCTTCTTTAGGAGGTAGTGGGCAATCTAACTACACTATAGGAGATATTTTATTCGCTTCTACTTCTACTGCTCTTTCTAAGTTAGTAAATGTCGTTACTGGAAATACTTTAATCTCTGGAGGAGTTGGAGTTGCGCCTAGTTATGGGAAAGTTGGGCTAACTACTCATATAAGTGGAGTTTTACCTATTGCCAATGGGGGAACGGGTAGCGCTACTCAGAATTTTGTGGACTTAACTGCTGCTCAAACAATTGGCGGGCCGAAAACTTTAACATCTCCTTTAATCATTACTAATACCACAGCATCAACATCGACAACAACCGGAGCTTCTGTGATTACCGGAGGTGCTGGGGTAGGTGGCACTTTAAATGCTTCAAAATTGCAAGCTCCTAACATTTGGGAACTAGAACCTAGAAGTGGCGCTATTGCGGTAAACGCGAATAATCTCGTGTATCCTCAATTTGCAGGGACTAAGTGGCTTGATGGAAGTGCAACCAATCTAAATGTTCCTATTAATTCTGGAATGATTCATCAATTTGACACATTGTTTGGGACAGGTTCTCAAAATTTATATAGAGTTCAAGAATTTTATGTAAACAATAGAAAATGGATGAGACAAGAAAATAATGGTGTCTGGGCTGCTTGGAAAGAGTTTTCTTTCTTGTAAACATTAGAATAGTTTAATTATAATTTAAATCAATGCAACTAGAAACCGAATTGACCCCAACCAAAACTCAAATTGACAGAATATCAAGACTTGAGTATGACAGTGGAAAAGTCACAGTTTATTTTTCTACATCTCTACAAATAGGAGGTGAAGAATTGGATGCAGTATTCGACATTAGCAATCCTGTCACTTTAGATTTAGTAGAAATCCAAGACGCATTAGATGCAATTTTCACAGTAGCGTTTAATGCTAGGACAACGCAATTATCAACACCCGCAGACGGAACAATAGTTATCCCTCCCGACTATAGGGGATTCTACAACGAATTAATCACAACTCAAATATTTGCCATCGCCCGACAGCAAGCGGGCGAGAATACGCAGGCTAACGCGGCGTACACAGACTTTGCGCTAGCACTATCTAGTGCAGTTTCTGGGAGCGTGAACTTGATAGCGCTGCAAGTTTGCCTAGATGAAATACTGACTGCTTTAGCCGATGTTCTACAACAAGAGGATTTGAGTGCGATGAACGACTTGATAGAAAAATATCGCATACCTATTTTGATAGCAGGATTAGTGCAGCCTTAACTATTGTGAACAAGGTAATATCTTGAATTACTTCGGACTATTTTCTTGTCCTTTTCAAGGTCTAGCAAGTATTTCCTCGTATAGTGTACGGGAATCTTGGTTGATTCAACTAATTGCTCTATTGTCTGACCGCTTTGGGTCTGCAACGCGTTTACAACCGTGTCTAACATTTTTTGCCTTGGCATAGGAGGCTTGCCAACTGATAGGGTTTGCTTTCTCTTGAAGGCTTCATCTTCAACAATTGAGAACGAACCATCAGCTTGAATAACTTTCATTTTTGGCATATCAACCTCCAAGTTGTCGAGCGTAAGTAATCAACGTTGGGCTATTTGGCGATATACGTTTGACAGCGGTTTGTTCGCGGATAGCTTGCAACCAAAGTTTGTCAATTTGAAGTTGATAACTAAGTTTTAGTATAAGCCAATCCCATTCACTAGACCTAATATCTATTCGGGCGTTTTCTATTTTTGAATAGGTGATGTAGTCTATTTGATGTGTACGGTCTGAAAGCTCAACAGCTAACTCTTTTTGAGATAAACGTATTTTTCGCCGACCACCAAACAGCACTCTATTGAGAGTTATCAGTGATTGTATTTCGTTATTGTCGTCGTCAATCATTGTCGTCCTCCATTCTAATAAATTGACCACCGTAAAGCGGAACGTCTGATAAGCGTAATAGCACTTCTCCTGTTCCGTAAGCTTCAGGGTCTTTCGTGCTGTCATTAAAAGCCCAATGAAGAATGGGATTTTGAATATACCTATTTGAGTCATCTTGAAAAATCTTAGACTTCACAAGAACGTCTGAAATAACTTTTTCACCTACAGACGAAAGATTTGAAGCATCTCTATTCAGAAACTTTTTACTACTACCAAATATCGTCCACTCCCATTCGGTATGTACTTTTAAAAACGGCTCAATCCCAATGAGATTGTCAGAGACAATTTTCCTGTAAGGCTTTAAAAGTTTTTCTCGCGCTGCCCAGTGTGTTCGCATAAACGGGTTCAGCGACATCGGTGGTAGTGGTAGTATGATTTCAATAATGCGGGGACTCAGTTGCTTCATTTTATATTGAAAATAGCGTGAGAGGCTAACTGGAACACTGGAATAGGCACAAGCAAACCAGAACTTTTGTAATCTTTATTTCTGCAATCTCTGCGCTGACAGGTTTTCTTCCATTCTTGTGTAAATATTCTAAGCCTGCCAAAATCAACAACAAAAGCTGTTTCATGCAAAACTAAATAATAAATCAACCAGTCAGCTTTGCTAGTATGTAGCCAACCTCGGACATCTGGTCGCCCTTGTCTAATTACAGAATGAGTCTCAATGAATACGTTTCCCGTATCGTGAAAATCGGTCTTATATTCTATCAAACATGGAAACGTTACTTCGCCACGTTTCGGAATATAAAACCTATCAATGCCTTCTTTTTGAAGCTCAAAAGGAACTTCCTTAATATCGTACCAGCGGGAGAAGAAAAAGTCTAATCTTTCTTCTCCCTTCAAGCCTAAGTCTTTCTGTTGTTGGAAATCATACATTTCACACCCAAGTTTTGCCTACGCGGGTTGTGCCTGGCACAACGACATCAACTAACTTGGGACGGTATAAGCGATGCTGTCTTAATATTGCTTCGCTCTCACTGAATTTTCTTCTATCGGAACCGGGAATTGGAGGTTTTTCTGTGTCGCTTGATTCGTAAAAAATCAAAGTAGGAGAAGCCGGAAGTTCGACGTTGCATGATAGAAACATGATTACTATTCCTTGTTAATCTGACAATAGCTTAGCATAGTTAAAACAGAGAAAGCTGGTTGGGAGCGAATACTTTTGCCAGTCTGTTAACGGCTTATTATGTGTTTTTATCGCTTGCCCCTGCGCCGTGGTCTGCTGCGTTCTACCATGCGACTTTCAGTACGTTCTAAACTTGCCGAGCGATAACCTTCGCTGAGGACTAATTTTTGATACCGTTCCGCTAAATCTTGGGCTTTCTTTAGTGGATAGTCGCGATAGAATCTGTCAATTTGCTCTTGTACGGCGGCGGGTAGCGGTTGGTTTTTCATGCGTTTTGAGGTAGTTGGCTAGGTGATTTCGCACCTAGCCATGAATTCTTACTTAGTAGCCTTAAGTTGCTTGACGTTGACGGCTTCTGGGAGCGTTTCTTGTCGAGACTCCGGCAAGGCTTGTTCCGCAGGGGAAGAACCTAGACAAGTTTGCTCGTTCTCGACAAGTCGAGGGTCAACGCAATAGACAATGCCCTGACTTTGCGCTTCCATAATCTTTCTTGAAGCCTTTAATGCGGCTTCGTCTAGGGAACTGGTGGGGGGGCGGACACTAATTGCAACATAATGGTAAGCCCCCCAAAGTTTACTTTCAGCAGCCATTAACTCAAAACGGAAAATGTTGTTGAAGTAGTGTTCCGCAGCCATTGAGGCTGCGTATTCATCGTAACTTCCGGGCATACCTTCCTCAGCCCAAGAATTGAAGACTTGTTGACTGAAACTTTCAATCAAGCCTTTGAGCTTGTCTTGGGATTGGCGGTGAATCAGAAATGTGCTTAGTTCGCTACACTTTTCATAAAAGTGCGTTTTCATTCCACCTGAGACTGGAAGTCCCCAAATTTCAGTAAATTGCTCGTTCTTGTAGTTCGGTTCAAAAGTCAAGATTTTTGAACCGATAGCACAGATTGCCATTTCTACAAAGTTCCCGCGTCCCAGACCGGCTTGCTCGACCTTCATACTATTCAGTCCCTTGGTTTCTCCGGTGACAAAGATACCGAACTCACGGGAACAATTTGCGCGATACCGACTAGGGACTAAGGGAATCCTGAATGCGTATCCGTCAATGATAATTGGGTTTTGCATGAGGTTGTTTTTGAGTTTAGTTTTTGGGCTTGTTTGTAACTATAGCTAGTCAACCACACGCACTTAATGGCAGGTGTCGCCAATCGAATCAATAAATTAGTTGTAGTTCTAGTTGACCTTTGCTAGGTTTAGATGCTTCTAGAGCGTCAACAAACAGCTTGGCTAGTTTGACTACGACATCTTCCGTTTCCCATCTTGCGCTACCTACATCAATCAAGTGTAGGTTAATTGATTCAGTCTCCCAAGCTTGCTCGTAACCGCTAACCATTACTCTTTGCTCACTCCAATCATAAAGAATCTGATAATCTTCGTACCAGCACAAGAACTCTAAATCATCGTTTTCAAGGAAGTCGGCAACGTACTTTTTTGTTGTGAATCCGCCATTTTGTTCAACTTCGTCAGAAAAGTACGTTGCTAGACAGAATCGAGGGTCTACCGGTTGAAAAATCGGGACTGACGAAAACCATTCAGGGGAAAATGTCTTAAATTTCATACTCTTCACCCTCTGGGATGTAATCTTCAACAAGTGCCCCGTTTATTTTTACGGTAGCAACGGGTTCACTATTATTTTTGACTTTGTTGTATTCAGAGCGCACCGCTTCTCTTGCTTTGTCTTGCAAGATAAGAATGCAACACTCTTCATCTTCTTCTGGGTCTATTTGACTCCACAAAGAGACGCTTAATTCGGCTGAATTGTAGTTACCTAAGTTAAATTTGCGACTGTAGGTAACTGCAATGGTTTTAATGTTCATGGTTTCTTGTTGATGTATGGTGATTAGGGCAAAGATGCCCCGGTTAACTCTACTTGGCACTCTCGGCTTCTAATTTCGCTTGAGCGAATCCTACATCAAAAAGATTATGGCAAGCTTTTCTTGAGTCCTCCTTGAGATACTTAATAAAACTCTGATAGATAGCAGGTTTGCTTGGTTCGCTACGGATATAGCCTAAGTAGCCATCTACTAGCGCCATAATGTACAGGGGTCTAAACTCTTTTGCGACCCCTTTGGGTAAGAGTTCTCTAGCCTCTGTAATCCAGTGGGGTTCGTCTTTTTCCGCTCTCGTGCTAGGAAGCTTTATGTTATAGAAGGTAGCCAAAACGATAGCCTGTTCTTCCCTGATTGACTGCCCCCGAATGGCGAAACTCCGGTTTCGACCCGCTTCAATAGCATTCAACAATCCTTGAAGTCTTTCCTCTAACAACTTGACGGTTGAAGTATAGTCTTCCTCGGTAAGGACTTCTTCACAACTAACCGTAGCCGAAATGTCAACACAAGTGTTCTCGACTTTCGATTTGTTACCTGTTGAATCGCCTGTTTGATTGGATGCGTTTTGAAGCGGCTCTCTGTCTACATTGTCTTCATCGTCTTCGTCTTCTTCTTCTTCATTCCACTCCATAATCTCACTAGCAACAGCGCTAGTAATGACGCGGCCTTGCTCTGCTTGGGCGATAACTTCTTCTTTGACTGTTGGTGAAGCTTTCAACAGCCGAATAACGGTTGACTGTGTGGCTCCGGCTTCCGCCAAAGACTCAATCTCCTTTTTTGAGAAACCTTGGCTAATTCTTATCTCATTTTCAAGCTTAGCCTTGCTGAATCCTGTCAGCTTAGTCAGTTTGTCCCAGAATTCTTTGGAGGAGCCGTAAGCCTCCGCAAAGTAGTCTCTAGTAGTCGCTAAATTCGTCCCCGACAAGTATAAGTGGATGAGGGTCTGCTTGACCCGCATATTTCTGTCGGCTGCTAGGATTGCAATGTCGTCATCTCCTCCTGCCAACTTAATTAGCCGCCCGTCGGCTAAGACAATCGTGTCTTTCTCCATAGCGGAAAGCTGGCTCATTCCTAAATCTAATGGTAAAGCTCCAAGAGCTAAGCTTCCCGACTCTGTAAGTGCCTGCGACAAGTGTACAAGTTCGTTTTGGTTCGTAGTTTCCATTTGTTTCAGTTGAATGGTTTTCGGTTTTAGTGTTTGTTTTTGGTTCGATGTGTTTATCTTAGCAAGATAAACATTGGTTGTCAAGGTTTAGAACAAATTAATTTGTAGATGACTGAAAGCCTTGCGTTATAACGGTTCGAGCATATATCCTTGTGCTGCGACCTAAATCTTGCTAAGATAATTGGATAGATTCCTCTAAATTAAAAGCTATGACATCCGAGAAAGCAATCGTACCTACAAGAACTCGTAAAGGCCGAGGGAAAGAACGCCTATACAGCGGAAAAAAGCAGAGTCTATCTGTAGGCTTAACCGCTGCGACGCACGCTAAATTTAAGGCGGTGGCGGTGGAGAATAACCTGAGTTTTTCAGAGGTGATTGAGCGACTAGGACGCGCTCTTACCGCTGAAAGTATCCGGGAACTGCTGTTGTCAATTAATCCGTAAATCTTGTTGCTTCAACTTGTTCTCGAATCATTTCAGACGCAAATGCCATGTTTACTTACCGGAAAAAAGAGCTCCTAGCAACTGAATTAATTCCTCGGACGAATGCACGTTCGTCCTTGATGCGTAAGGGAACAGAGTGTCTTGCTGAACCTCAGCTATCATACGCTCGTTGTGCGGAAATGACACTTGTAGGCTTTCGCCTCGCTGTGCCAAAATCAATTCATACCTAGAACTAGCTGAAGCTACCTTGCGATAACCAGTGTAATATTTGGTTGTCTTCATGTGAAAGCTCGTAAACTCTTTCATCCAGTCTTTTGCGACGGATAGGAGATGATGGCCTCCTTCCAGGACTGCGATGTCGCTAGACATTAGGCGAGGTACGCCGTCCCGTACCTCAAACCTTTGAATCAAGTTGTAAGTAAGAGTTGTTCTGGGAAGCCTTGGTGTTTTCATAAAAAATACTCGGTAAGTGGGTTGGTAATTCGCGTGTAAGATGCGCAGCCCCTGTAGAATTATGTCCAGTAGATGGGAGAATAAATTTCATTCTCATTGAACTTATTCTTAGCAAATGGACTGTTAGAATCAATAGTCCTCCATTCTCCCCCTAGAAGAATGAATTCTTCTTCAACTGGTGCATCCATCATTGATGAATGTATGAATTTGACGTAGCGCGTAGGTGCCACTATGTATTCATACAAAGAATCATCATTCATTACTCTATTGAATAAAGCCGCCATTTTTGAACCTCTGGTTATTACAACATTGACCACAGCCCCGTTAAGAGCTTCTTTAACTGTCTTGTATCCTTGTCGCGTTTTCAGTATTTCCCGACAATCACTCTTTGATAATTTGTAGAAATTTCCCTCTACTTCCACTTCTACATCTTTTTCTCTAACGAACACTATTCCTACTCCTTTGAATTCCATGTTTTTTCCTAACTGTTCGTTGATGTGAAATCGCCTCTAATGGGCGGGTCTAGCGGTCATTGACCAAGTTTTAGTCATCGACCGTTTAGCTTTTGAGTAGGGCGGTTTTGCGATGCCAGCGCTGCTTCTGATTGCTTTAGCACTGAACGCGGTACTGATTATTTACACTTGTATTTAATACTACAGTCGTCCAGCATTCGAGCTACGGCTGAAGTGCCGAATCCTGCTGTAGAGAGAATTGCTTCAGAGTGCTTCGCCCTGATTGCGCGTCGAATTGGGCGAAGCACTGTTGCATATTCCCAAGAACCCGTAGAGATACCTTTCAATGCTTTTGCAAGCTGCTTTGCGCTCTCAATATCCAGTGTCCATGTAGTGTCTGTCTTGGAAGAGGTTAAAGTGACCATGTGTTTTTCCTTTTTAGTTTGCTTGAAGTGGTTTGTTTCTTGACTATGTAAACTATCATATAGGCTACCCGATAGTTTGTCAAGTGTTTTGCAAAAGTATTTTACTACAATCTGTCAAACGTATGCGCGGTAAAGCTTTTACTCGGTCAACAGCGCACAAGATATCAAAAAAAATTGTGCGATAGTTTGGCGAAAACGGGTAAAGTCAATCTTAGTTTGGTTTTACTTTACCCGTTAATTGATGAAGGAATCTATACAATTCTTACATCTTTCAAATTTGGATCATGACAAAAATCTATTTCTGATAAAGCAATGTCTTGAGCAGCTTCCAAAGCAGACTTTTGTTTTTTGCTTACAGGATTTCGAGTTGTTGCATTCAGCTTGAAGACAGGCTTAATCAACTCCTGTTCATATTTCTTGAAGGACAGATGATAAATTTTATGGATATCTAGGTTTTCCTGAGTTAGATCAAATCTCAAGGTTATCAGTGTTGACAACACATTGCTAAAAGTATTGGGTTCTAACACAAATCCCCAGATTTCCGATACTGGAATACTTACCAATTCGCCAACATTTAGAAATCGCTTCCTTATTTTAACAATCGCCATCTCAACCGATTCTAATGCCTCTCCAGAAGTTAATAGCAACCTTCCTCTCAACCTATCCTCTTTGTAGCGAACAAATGGTTCTACTTGGAAGTTGTAGCCATTAATATTTATTTGTGTCATTTTTGTAGTTCAGTGATTTCTTGACTATGTAAACTATCATATAGGCTACCCGATAGTTTGTCAAGTGTTTTGCAAAAGTATTTTACTACAATCTGTCAAAAGTATACACAGCAAAGCTTTTGCTTGGTTAACAGCAGACAACGACTAGGCTTCAAACAAATTGCATATATCGCGGGCGTGGTTATTCTAAAACGGCAGCACGGCATCCCATACCCACGTCGGAGCCATCTCAGACAGCCAAAGTCCAGAATTCTCAATCCGTTCTCTCCACCATGTCAGCGCTGCCTCTGATTGCTCTAACACCGAACACGGCACGGTCAATACTTTCTCTCGCCTTGGTCGTGGCGCTGGCTGTACCCACATACAGCAACGAATCAAGCCAGCCGCCAACGGAATTACCTTAGCAACGTGACCGACAACAACTGCAAAGCCGCCAGACTGAACCGTCTCAGTCTCGATAATCTCTATCGGTTCTTCCAGCAATTCTTGTACGTCCGCGTCAGGATTGTCGCCCATCAACTCATTCAGTTTCGATTCTGCCTGGTCTAGCGTACCCGCTGCCTGTAGTGCAAGGTATTTATTTTCAATGGCTTGTGCCGCTAAGGGTAGTAATTCACCTTGAGGTTCAAAGTCGTCATCATTCCGACAATAGCCAACTACCGAACCCAATATCATCCGGTGCAACTTAACCAAAACAAACGCCTTGTGTTTAGGAAAAGATTTGGACTCATCCCGTACCATCGGATAGTTGCCGTTGCCGATTTCTTGACTCCAATCTAAGCCGACCTCTTCCAGCTTGTAGTGTTCCTTCAATCGAATCTCGCATTGTTCCGCTAGCAGTAGCGCCAGAACTACGTCAATCCCTCCGCACGGGTTAGGTTGGCGGTGGCGGTTTTTTGGATCAGACCAGTCTCGTTTTTCCAGAGTGAAGAGTTGAAATTCCTGAGACAAAATCTGCCGAAACTGCATAACAGCGTTGACAGAATAGTAGGCTAGCCGCGCCCAAAACAGTTTTAAATATTCTGCAACATAAGTCGCTGGAGTCTGTACTGTAGGCGCGTTTAAGAGCACTGACAGATTCTTGTGATTCCAGATTATCTTGCCTTTTGCGTCGCGAGTGACGACCTTCGCGTTGACAGCCACGCAGTAAAGAAGTTCATTCAAAATCCCTAGCATTGTGAAGGTTTGCTTGAGGGTATAACCGTCGAGTTGTCTTGCGAAATTCCAGGAAATAGCCTTGACTTTTGAGCGAAACCTTGTTAGACTTGTAGACATATTAATACTTTTTGCTTGAATGCCCGTCCTTCTGAAGAAGGGGCGGGCGGTTTTTTTGCGAACATTGAACCGGACTAAACTAAGAAAACGAAGACTGGTAAAAGCGTTGATAACCCAAAGCACTCTCGCCTGCAATAATTGTAGCCTATTAATGCCTCCTATTTTTGGTTTAACGGAAACTCTTTGACAATCCATTTATCGAAAACCTCAGCAGCTTTATCTGCAATAATCATTGACTGATGCTACCGAAGTGTCTTACTCTATCTCTTGTCCGTTTAGAGTCTCCCAATTCCCTATCGTGTTTATCAGCCACTTGCGAAAAACTTCAATACCAGGGTCGCGACTTGCCAGTGCGAGGGTAAACATCCCAAATTTTGAAATTATTGACGTTACCTGTTCTCGCCCGACCGTATCGGTTAAACTTATAAGTTTTACGTTGCCTTCGTCAAGATGACGCAAGGCTTGCATAAAGTTCGCAATATCCAAAATGGCACAAACATCCTTGGCTACAAACCAAGGCTCCCCATCAACAGTAATTACTAGAATTTGTTGATTGTTAAAGTTAAACCGCCTTTCTTTCAATGTCGTCGGTCTAAGGGCCCCGAAGGTATAGTCGTTCAGAAATGTTGCTATTTTTTTTTCCTAGCTAATTGTTGACAATCCGCGTGTCCGTAATATTACAGAAGTCTATACACAGCAAGGGTTTCAAGGTTTTCAAGACTAAAACGCCTTAAAGACGTGCAGGATTTCTTTTTCTTTGTTAACTCTTTTCTATAGAAATTTCTTTAAGAAAATAAAGAGTTAGTAAACCTTAAGGCGTTTTAGTCTTGAATCGTTGATATATAGTCGTTTGAGGGTTTTTGCTGGTAGTATCATACTTAGGTTGATTGTGATTTTTGGTACGCGAACAGCCTAAGTACGACAGCCTGGACTTTGCTCAAGTTTGCGGTCTCTCCTCAAGAAACTTTTTAAACGCTGTGGCAACAAGGTAGTTAATTTCTGCTTCGACTAATGGGATGACAAGGGCAAGCGTCAGCATACTCATGATGCCTGAGTTAGTTTTAACGCCACAACCGTACATTGCATCTACAGAAATCATTCCTTTTTTGTCTAGGCACGGAAATATTGTTGCAATAACAGGAGGAATAAAAAGCTCCTCCAAAGTGACACTTCCTACAACTACAGGTGCACAAAAGTCTGCATACTTAATGCCTTCTCTTGTGGCTCGGTTTAGTAGCGAGTCTGGCACTTCTTCTATCTTTGTAAGCGGCATTACCTTGATTAGAAAATTATTTGTTTCGGGTGGTTTACGATTAAGGGGCTTGACTACAACTCCGCCAGCGTAAGACTTGTAGCAGAATTGTGTTGGCTTCCCGTAATCAGCATCTAATAGTTGCCGACGTTTTTGTTCACCCATTGATTTTTCCTTTTTGCTTTTTGAAGTGGTTAAAACGCTAAACGCATTAACCTGAAATAAGTTAATGCGCTTAGTAGATAAATTATACTGCTACCGACTCAGAAAGAATTGCAAACTGACTGGTTTTGTAATCAACCTGAGAACCTTGTGACTTGGCTAAATCTGCCAGGCTCTTTGATGTGGGCTCATACTCGTACAAACAGACTCGATTGAACTGTGTGCTGTAGTCGAGAAAGTCTACCGATGTACATTCTTCTTCGTTTACGGACAGCGCAAGCCTGGCATTGGGGTTGCATTGCTTGAGATATTCTATTAGCTCTCTAACTAGCATTGATTCTTTCCTTATTGAAAACTTCTTTTGACTTAGTTGTTAATATCTTAACAAGATAAACAACATTTGTCAAGTTATTACTAAACTGGTGACAATATCTGCAACAGTCAATCAGCACTTTATGGATTCACTTCTTTCCTTTCAATACGTTCCAATCTCGGAAGCTACATTATTTGAGAAAAATCTCAAAAAACACGACCTTGGCAAAATTGCCGACTCATTACGAAAGTATGGATTTAAATCGGCGATTAAGTGGGAATCTAAGCTAAACGGTGGCGCTGGTGGCGTAGTTGCCGGAAACGGACGGGTTGAGGCATTATTATGGATGCAGCACAATGGAGAGAATCCACCGAAAGGGATTGCGATTGATGATAGCGGTAACTGGTGTGTTCCGGTGTTGTTCGGGAATGATTCTGAGTCGGAAGTCAAGGCTCGCGCCTATGCTCTTGACGATAACGCCCTGACTATGGTTGGCGGTGACTTCACCGCGCTTGATATCTCTCGGATGTACAATGACGACCTACTGGATGAGTTACAAGAGTTGGCAGACGCTCAGGAGTTGATGATTGGATTTGACGGGGATGATATTGATTTCTTGATAGATATTGCTAATATGAAGAGTGAAGATAACATCTCAAAAGATAACGACCTGACAGATGAAGACAAATCTACACAAAAAAAACGCACTTGTCCAGAATGCGGTTTCAAGTATTAAAAATAACAATGTCTACCTTTTTAAATGTTTCCAAGTTTTTCCGGTTAACACATTATGAATCGTAGTTTTAGACACTCCAAACTTTTGACAAATTGATTGAATACTAAATCCTTCAGATTGAAGCTTGATAACCTCCCAAACGTCATCCTCGGTTAGGACTGAACGAGGGTGATTCTCTCCACGATTGTCACGAGTTCTATAGTTGTTAATTGTCATCGGTTAAAGTTTCTCCAAGTAGACCCAAATACTACCTTGCGCCGCTACCACCTCTTTAACATAGCGATATCCTAGCGCCGGGTAATTTTTATTGCCTAGTGCGGGGCGCAACTCCCGCTGATGCGCTTAAAGATTAGAAATGTTGTTAGACTAAATATTCGCCATGTTGTTAAACGTTCGTTGGATTGATTGAAGCAATTGAGCATCCGTCAAACGCTGTAAGTATTCTACCGCCAATTCTCGTCCTTCTTCTTTGTGAAAGTTTCCTTTTTTCTTGTGGTAATTTTCATCGGTATTTTTTGAGATAAGTGGAATATCATCGTCTAAACTAGAGTAACCTTGCAAACATCCAACAGAAAGCCATCCGCTTTCGAGGATTTCTATATTTGTTATGAGATTTAAGCCTAACCCCGGCTCTATTAGATTGAAAAAATTGTAACTCTGGACGCGAATTAGATAATTGATGCCGTTAATTGTGATGTCTCTAGAGTGTGTCATGTCAGTGTTGGTGGTTGATTAGTGGTTGCTTGCGCGTTGTGTGAGTCGCGCCCCTCTGAGCCGACTGGTTTAGTCGGCTGACTCTGTGACTTTCTGAAGTAGTAAGTCGGCAAAACCCAGCGCTTTGTCAGCCATTTCTTGGTGGTTAGTATAGCAGGCGTTGGGGTCTGTGCACCACAGGATATCATTGCCTGTAATTATTCCCGACAGTATTTGAGCCGCCAACTGTAGCCGGAGTAATTGCTTTTGATTGATGGCGGCTGCGTTGACTAGGTTCAGTGTTTCTGTGGTTGCGAAAGATTTTACGTCTGGCATCGTTCGTTTTCTCCTGGTTGATACGTGCTTCGCGTTTGACGGATGCGCGACCCCCGCAGACTTAGTACCGTCCCATTATGATTTCTCTGTTACTGACGTAATCGTCAGACGTGCGAGACATCGCTACATCGTGCCAACAAGGCTCATCTTCATACCCTCCGTCTGGCATTGGCTCAACAACGACATTAGGTCTAGTGATTTGGATTTTTTCTTCCAAGATTTCCACTTGGCGTGGGGTCAACCCGTAGCAATTGATAACTGATTGGGGAAGTGTTGAATACCTTCCCGTCGCGCCTTTACAAACCCAGTAGCGCTTGAAAACTTCACCCGTATATCGCCAGTTTGCGATACTTGGTATAGCTTGAAACTCTTCCAAAGTATAGGATGTTTCTTTTCCAGGTTTGGCTAATTCTGTTGTGGGGATTGTTAGCTCCTCTTGTGCTTTTTGGGGTTGCACGGATACAGGTTCAGTTGGCATGGGTGTCATGACGTTTTCCATCTTTATATGGATAATATTACGAGCGTTCCAGATAGTCTCAAATTGTCCAAGCATTTCTGCTTGAGGATTGACTAGGGCTCGTTGAAACAACTCATCCTCCTGCTGGCGCAAGGTATCTAATTGGGCGATTGCTGAATTGAGCGCAGGTGACTCACAAGCAGTTGCTGTGGGTATAGAGTTTTCAACTAAAGCGCTTAACCAGGTTTCTTTCTTTCTTTTGCCTCCGGTAACTACAATTTTGCTTTCTGCTGCGAATGCTTTAAGCTGAGAGAAGTTTAGGTTTTTCATGGTTTGTTTTTGAAGTGGTTCGTTTTTTTGACTCTAAACTATCATATAGGCTACCCAGTAATTTGTCAAGCGTTTTGGGAAAGTATTTTGTGAGGAGGTTTGAAACGTATGCTAGGCAACAACTAGAGTAGTGTGGGAGCGGATTACTTTGCGCTCCCTTCGATTAACTTGCTAGCTACTGGCATTAAGCGCCGTTATTAGTTCGGATTTTTTCATTTTTCCGTAGTTCTTAATCTTGCCTGACGCTAGCTTCTTCAACTCTCGAATACCTAGTTTGTCGTAGTTTGTAGGCGGAATGCTTAGCGGTGCAGGGAGGACAATTGGAGTAACTTTTGGAGGTTTGGGTATTGCCTTCCTTTTTTCTTTCTTAGTGGTAACTGGTACGGGTGGAGTAGACTTTAGCGGGGGGAGGCAAAGTTGCGGTTGCGGTACTAGCGGTAGTTGCGTCTCTATGGTGACAGAGACAAGCTTAGACTTCAACTCCCAAGGGTTCGGAATGATTGTCAACTCCGGCAGCGGTTCCGGTTCGTGTAGATTGCTCAGAGTTTCTTCCGCTTGTTTGACTACCTTGAGTTCCTTCAATTCAGCTTCGATTTCCGCCTTCTGTTTTTCGATTTGAGTGCGACGCTCTGTCACGCTCTTTCGGGCCCGTTCTATTTCTTGATTGCGCTTATCCTTGGGGTACAGAGATAGGATTGCGATAGCAACGACAGTAGCAGCGGTTGCAATAGCAGCGGTTTTGATGGCTTTGGTAAAGTTCATGATTTTTGCCTTGAGTGAAGTGATTGTGTGCGACTGAAGTGGTAGTGGGGGATTTCTCCCCCGATGAATTAGTCGGTTAAAGTTCTGAGGCGTTGTTCGATTTTCACTGTTCCTCTTACGAGGGGGTCGATTATGAAGCCGAAATATGTGAGGTATTCCCAAGAATTCTCTTGTTCTTTGGCGTAGAGGTATTCGTTCAGTTGGCGGTCGTTGAACTCGGTAATTACTGAGTTTAGTAATTCTTGAACTTCTTCAATCGTCAATCGGGCGCGGAGGCCGTTTCTTTCAAATGCTTCTAATTTGAGAATTCCCGAAATCAGAGAGTACGTGGTGTCGCTTGCGAGGTAGGCTGTCAGTTGCCAATCATTTAGTTCGCTGATGGCGCTATCGATAATTTGATGTGCTTCCGTAGCGGTCAGGTATGTGGCGCGAGGGGTGCGTGGCTTCATATTCGATTTTCAAGGTTCGTTTCGTTTTCGGCTATGTAACTACTATAGGCTACTGTCCGAGATTTGTCAAGCGTTTTTCAAAAGTATTTTTGAGAAGGCTTGAGACGTATGCTGGGCAACGGTTGTGGACAGTAACGGTAGTGAGGCGGTTGTTGGCGGTTCGTTTTTTCAACTAAAACTACTATCCCACAGATTTTGGGATGTGTCAAGCGTTTTTGCAAAGAAACTGTCACAAGGACTTGAAAAGTATGCGGTGTAACGATTACAAGGAAACTGGCACAAGGGGGTTGACAGATAGCGTGACGGTAGCGTATATTCGCGGGCGTGGGTGTGATTCACTAAATATGCTGACACATCAAAATCGGGGCTTCCCAAAATCCGGTCAGCGTGGTAGCCTAGAGATGGTACACGAAAACACGGAAATCAGTAAAATGTCACTTCAGCAAAAAGAATCCTCGCAGTCGCAAGAGTCAGGCGTAACCTTTACTCGCGACTCAAGGGGACGGACTATGCAACAAACCATCGCCATAGTCTCAGCGGGTGCGGTCACGCTACCAGACGGAACAATTTTTCAATTAGACTCAGAACAGGGTAGGGACTGGCTGCAATCGGTTCCATCTTTTCGGTTCGTGTCTTCTCTAGGGTGCAAACCTTTTACCGCTAGAAGGCAACCACAGAATGCTCTGTGGTATTGGTACGGCTATCGAAAAATGGGTGGGAAAAGCCCTAAAAAGAAGTATATTGGAGTTAACACGCCGGAAGTAATAACAATTTGCAGACTGGAGGAAGTTGCAAAACAATTAACCGATTTGGAGACTTAATTAAAATCGTGAATCAAACTCTAACCTATCTTTCTTTTGAGTGACGGCGTTACCGAAATAATGTTTGAGCAATTCAGAGTCGTTAGTTTTTTTACCTTCTATATGCGCGTAAGTTTGAGCTTTCTTAAATCCAAAGCGCTCGTCAACAAATGTAGAACGATGAAAGTGTGCATTTAACCCTGACAGCCATATTTGATTCAAGTCTTCAGTGATGTTGTCGTTCCAAAATAGTTTCGAGCCTGAGCGCACTCCAAAGGCATAGCCATCAATACTTCCACTGCTGCGAAAAGGCTTTAATCCGTGGTAGCTGGCGGCAACACAATTAGCACTAAATCCGAATAAATATGTACCTAGTTGAGTTGCGATATCATCAGCATTGTAAATTAACTCTGTTACCTTTTCTGGCTCTACTTTTGTTGATTCACTCTTAACTCCACACAGCTTTAAACAATTGATAATATTGTCACTTATAAAAAAAACGTGATTAAATTTATCCAATATCCATTTATTCCGAGTAGCGAAAGTCTCAATACTGTCAGGATACCCAATGATTTCTACGTTTGAATTATACCTTTGGTAGTCACTAACTTGAGATTCTGGAACGCACAAAGTTCCACCTTCAACTAGCTTGTGAGCGATAACGCTCGATGCTTTGTTTTTACTGGGAATAATGATTTTAAGGCTCATTAAACGTCACCTTTTAACTGCTTACTATTAGCTCTCCACAATTGGCAAAACTTTTCAGCTTTGATAATGTGTGTTTGCCCAACGTGATTACCTTTAAAACTTTTGTTGGTTTCAAGTTTTAGTACGGTTTTTAAGAAAGCGTAATCCATCTCATTCGTTGAAGCAATGACTATGCAATCGTACCTCTCCGCCATCCTTGGAACGATTGGATAGACTGGTTTCGACTCTGGTAACTCCGGTTCTGCCGGGTCTGCAAGTAGCGCGTCAATTTCATCAAGTAAAAAATCGTCAACACCAGGAATATTGTCCCCAGCTTCTTGAATCAACGCCGCTAAAGTTTCAATATCCCAACTCGCTTGGTCGCCTGTGGCATTATCAGCTATACCGCGTCGGAGTGCTGTTTTGTCATCATCATCAACGTAAAAAACTCCAATGTTTTCCCATCCAAGCTCTTTCGCAGCTTTGTACAAATGATTGCCAGCAATGATTCGCCCGGTACTTTTTTGAACTACACAAGGACGATGTTGGCCAAATTCTTTAAGTGAATCAACAATTGATTCAACGTTACCTTGGCGGGCATTTGCGGGGTCTTCGTGTAACGCACTTAGCGGAACTAATACGACGGATTGCATGGGATTTTCTAGTGTTTCTTGATTCATTGGTGAAAGGTTTTTTACTACTAGAATTCTACTTTTTCGTGGATATTTTTGCTTTTACCGCTTTTCACCTTTTGTTTCTTTTGGATGATTGAGCCGCTCGTCTTTGTTCGGAATCCCCCCCTTTTGTAGACCTGCCAGTGACAACATTCTTAAATGAACTATTCGTATCTTTTCCAGTAGGGTCGTACAACGTCTTTCTACTAACGTTTAAATCTGTTCCTCTTTTCCTAGCTTGTCTATCTATAGACTTTTGTGTAGCTTTACTTTCAATTTCTCCACGAAGTACAGCACCTACTGCACGCACTCTAGATAAAGTCTTTGCAACGTTTCTTTTGTTAGCGTTTGCGGCCAGATTTCGCTCTAAAGACGTAGAACCTGCCGCAACTCTAGTCCTTGAATTAAGTTTATCAAGCGCAGCATTATTACCAAGCTTCGCTCGCAACTGTTCCCCACGAGATGTAGCGGGCACTAGATTGTTTTGAATAGCTTTTGCGGCGGTGGCACTAGCTTTTTTGCTACTTGCCGCACCGCCTCCACCACCGCCGCTCCAACCGCCTTTAGGAGTGCCACTAAACCCGCATTGTAAATTTTCTTCTGTTTGCTCGTCGAATTTTAACATTGACTTACTCCTGCCTCTAGACAATACTAGAGTCACCTGTTGGACTCCACTGAGTAAACCATTCAGCCTCGGTGAAATTAGGCTTGAAAATCAATATAGGTCTATCGTTATCATCTAGATATTGAGTCCATCCCTCTTCCCCATTTGCTTGTATTTCCCAGTCTGCTGCCCAAGAAAAACAGTCAAAACGTACCGGACAGAAACTTATCTCATAGTGCTGCCAAATTTTCTCAAGCAACGTTTCGTAGTTTGTAATACTTTGATAGATGTCGGGGCCTTTACCGTGCAAGCTTACCCCTAAAGTTGTCGCGTAAACGTGCTGATTTAACGTTTTGAGTTCAATATCAGGAAGCTGAGGGAGAAAATAACTCAAGTATTCTTCATAATATATAGCGTCTCCATCCTTTTTTGTCTCGTGGCAGAAATTAACAAAATCTTGGTACAGTGGAAACCTGATGGGGTACAAGTCTTTATAAGGTTTGAAAAAATGAGAGGGAGTCCCTTGGCCACTACTTATTATTTCCATTCCCGATTGAACTACAGCGTCTTTTGTAGTCAAACAGTGCTGTGTTACTTCAGGGTGTTTACTCCTGTAAAGAGCTTGGTGCAATACTTCTTTTCCTAGCGCAGTTTTCCCACGGGCGGGCATATTTTTAAGCTGAGTGCTACTCAAGTGCATTGGATTAACGTTTACCCCCCATACCCCTATATCTTTTAGTCTATCTGTCATTTCTCTAGGATTGGGCAACCAATCAGGGACGCAAGGGTTGATTCCTACGCACACCTGATGACCTTTGGCAACAACTTTTTCAATCATCCGCAGTCGCTCGTGAATTAGTGGCGCGCCCGGTTCAACTTTTTTAGCTATATCTTCGTTCAAGGTGGAAATACTGACATACCAAACTATCGGGGTATCTATCATGTCAATTGCGTCATAAACACGCCGACCGCCTTTGGTTTGCAATATAAATGGAATTCCCTTGAGTCCAAATAGTTCAATAATGCTCAGGCTCAAATCTTCATTTGCAACAGCAAATGGGTCGACGTGACTGGAGAATACTACGGGATAACCCCGCTGTAACAACCACGCCGCGTAGCTTGTGCGTTTTTCGTAACTCGTTAAAAAGTTAAGTATTTGTTTGGCTTCTACTTTGCGGTTTGGTAGATTCAGATTTGCAAAACAGTACGCGCAGTTATGAGTACACCAGTTTAAACTTAGCTCTAGTGGCGCGCACGAATTATAAAACAATCCTCCCCAATAAACGTCTAAAGTCATAGCTGTTAAATTTGTTTGTATTAACTATACTATCACTAATTTAGGTGATAATAATTGTACCGCATTGGAATTTAGAATATGACGACTAAAAAAATAGCAAAGCCAGCGAGAAAGAAACCAAAGACAAGTGAAACAGAAGCCCAGAAAAGAGCTGCTCGATTTGTTGACGAACCAGGACGTGACAACCTAGTACCTAAGAAAAAATAGTTGCTAGGATTCTGCTAAAGGAACGTACCAAATTCCATCTTTTTGGTACGCCGCCTTTTTTAACCTGTATCTAACATTTTTAGGCACTAAAACCTCGTCTTCTTTCGTCTTTTCTGAGAGGCTTCTAATACTTGCACCACTTTTGTTGCCTTCGACAACAAAAACTATAGGTACTCTCCCTTTCATCCCCATTTTACTTCGTGACCGTGCAAAGTTGTCGGCGATTTTTGGCGTGCTAGAAAAGCTAGACAAGGCAGGTAATTGATAGTCGGACGTTTTCAGCTTGTTTAAAAATGCTTCTGCCTTCTCTGGGCTTTCAAAATCTTTACCTCTGTATATGTCGCCTTTGAATTTTGGCATTTTATCAATATACTTGTTGAGTACCTCAACTTCACGCTTGGCTCTTTCAATATCTTTGGGACTCATATCTTTAGTGCTGCCATATTGAAAGTCTCTAATATCTGCACTTCTTTCTTGCGTATAACCCATGACGGCTTTCATTGTTTCTCTGACATCAGACTCAGAAAGTCCAGTCAACTCTTGTAGTTTTTGACGCGCTCCCTGTGCATCTTCTTGAACATTGGGGATGTCATCGTGAGTTCCAGTGGATTCTGCCGCTGGACTAGCTTTTTTGCTACTTGCGGCACTACCTCCACCGCCACCAAAGCCACCTTTAGGAGTACCACTAAACCCACACTGTAAATTCTCTTCTGTTTTCTCGTTAAATAACATTGTTAACCGTGCCCTATAGACCTGTAACAATATAGTCATTGTTGAGAGTTGACAGCTTACCCAGTAAAACCTTTAACTCTTAACGGCATTAGACTTGAAAACCAATAGAAAACAGCTACAACTAAATAATATTTTAATTGTTGACATTAATTTTAGTATCAACAATTGCAACCCCATGACCGAGACTGTAGATTTTGACGATGAATCAACTTTAGAATCAGGGGAGGAGCAGCCAACCGAAACTTCTCGCGGCCGCCCCAAGAAAGTCTTTACAGAAGCAGAGTTACGCTCAATTGGCGTAATGGCTGGTTACGGATTACCTGTCGGGCATATGGCAGCGATTTTGGGTGTGTCCGAATCAACCTTATACCGCAATAAAAAATGGAACCCAACTATTAAAGAAGCTTATGACAAAGGTTTAGCCAGAGCAAGGATAACTGTTGCTAAAGTGCTTTTTGAAAAAGCAACCGTTGACCGTGACATGACGGCAATAATTTGGTATGAGAAGACTCGCTGCGGGATGAGAGAAAGGACTGAAGAAGCTCCTCAACAGATTAATTTAGATAGGCCACAAACTGTGTCTATTTACCTTCCTGAAAACAATCGAGATTAAGTCTGACTATGCCCGTAAAACAATACAAGAAATTACCCGTCAAGTCATCAGATTTAATACTCAAGCCACAGTCAGGGCAACAGGAAGCGTTCTTAACTACCTCGGCAGATTTTTGTATTTACGGTGGCGCGGCAGGTGGAGGAAAAAGCTACGCTTTAATGCTAGAACCTTTGCGTCATATAGGAAATCCAAAGTTTGGAGCCGTTTTGTTCAGGCAAAGTTTTGCTCAGATAACCGAAGAAGGAGCGCTTTGGGATACATCAGAAGATATCTATCCGCTGCTAGGTGCGACTCCCAAAAAAAGTACACTTGATTGGTTGTTTTCTAGTGGCGCAAAGATAGGCTTTGGACATTTGGGAAACGAGCAAGCTAAGTACAAGTATCAAGGTAGTCAAATTCCGCTTTTGCTAATAGATGAATTAACCCATTTTAGTGAGTCGGCTATTTTTTACCTGTTCAGTCGCAACCGCTCAACTTGTGGAATCCGCCCCTATGTTCGCTGTACAACTAACCCTGATGCCGACTCTTGGATTGCAGGGTTTATTGATTGGTGGCTAGATGACGAAGGGTTCCCAATTACAGAGCATAGTGGAGTCGTTCGCTACTTTGTTCGGCAGAGTGGTGAGATTGTTTGGGGTAGCTCAAGAGATGAACTTGAGAATAGATATCCTGGCTTAATGGCAAAAAGCTTTACCTTCATCCCTGCTAAAATCGAAGACAATCAAATTTTGATGCAGCAGAACCCGGAGTATCTGGCAAATCTTCAGGCTTTGCATCCGGTAGACCAAGCTCGACTACTTTACGGAAATTGGAAAGTTAAGGAAGAGTCGGGTAAGCTATTTAACCGCGCTTGGTTTGAAATTGTTGATGATGTTCCGCGTTTAGATTACAGCGGTGAAGAAGTTAGGTTTTGGGATTTGGCGGCAACAGAGGCGGCCGTTCGTTCTAACGCCTGCTATACCGCCGGAGTCAAAATGCGATTAGTTGACGATATTTATTACGTGGTAGATGTTATCGCCGAACAAGTTGGGCCGGTTGGCGGCGACGAGCTAATGGTAGCAACCGCACAACAGGACGGATTGTGGTGCAAAGTCCGTTGGGAGTTGGAAGGGGGAAGTAGTGGAAAACGCGACGAGGAGCATATCAAACAATTACTAATGGGATTACACTCAGACATTGATGCAGAAGGTGTCCGACCACTCGGAGACAAGGTGAAACGTGCAAAGCCTTTGGCTACTGACACTTTTAGGGGGAAAGTCAAGCTTCTACGAGCCTCGTGGAATGACAGATTTTTAAACTGGATGCACGATTTTCCTGATGGGAAAGTCAAAGATATTACCGATGCTGCTTCTGGTGCACATTTCTGTCTAAATGAACCTATTCGATATCAAACAGGCATTGGATATTACAAGAGTTAAAACAATGGAATCGGGAATATTGGCTATTCGATTTTTAAAAGCTAGTTTCACTAATGATTTCACAAGCTTAGCGGACTTTGGAAATGAAGACCCGCAGACTATTCGCAAGGCGTGGCGACTGGCTAATATATTGCTTAATGAATCTGAGGTTGACCAGTTTAAACGTGTATTAGAATCTACCTTGAGCAATGATTCTCTTGATTTGGGCGAGTTAGAACATAGAACTTGGGCGAATATTCAGAACAAAAAAGAAAAATCAAAAAGTATTCTTAAAGCCAAAGATATCAATTCGTTCAAGCAGATACTAAAAGCCTAGACAGACCGACACCACTCTTTTATAGCTTCAAATACTTGTACTTTAGACAGGTCTAACAATTCAATTATTTTATTGACGGGTAGATATTCAAAGAAGTACAAGCGGATTACGGCTTCTTGATAGCTCAAATCGGCAATATCCACTTTTAATATATTGTTTATTTTACCTATTAACTCATTCTTTTCCCTACTATTTACTATGTGAGTTTCGTTAGCTTGCAATTCCCGCGATTTATAAGAATAAGTTGGCTCAACCTCCGAGTTAAGCGTATCTGAGACACCACTGATTGCGGTATCATAGCAGGATATGTATCTACAATCTTGATATGCTTTTTTAGCCTTGCAAAACTCAGATTGAGTAACTCCAAGGTTTAAAAGTGATTGAAAGAACTCGTTTTTAGTGGGAGTCCGCCCCAAAGATACGCTTAATTCTCTGAGAATTCTCTTCCCTTTTTGAAGTATTTCATGATACTTTCGAGGCAATTGAATGACATTAGAACTGTCTCTAACGAAGTTCAATAGCCGTCCCGTAATCAAGGGGATTGCAAAGGTGCTAAATTTAGCACCTATTGTAGGGTCGTACCGCTCAACCGCTAAAATCAATCCCATTGATGCAATTTGCTCTAATTCTTCGTAAGGAATAGGCACTCTTGACGCAATTTTATGTGCGACAAAACGAGCTAAATTGATATTTTCTTCTACCAATTTATTGCGAATTTTAATTGTCGGATTTGTCTTGTAGTCGTAAAAGGTAATCGCCATTTAGCTTCTTTGAATTTGCCCAAAGATTAGATTATTAGTATTCCCCAAAACAAAGCCCATAGCTGCTGCAATATTTTCTACAATTTCTAGGTTTGGTCTTAGCCCTAATGTGTTCGCCAACTTTTGGATTAGGTTGTATTGCAGAATAATCATCCCTTTTGCTCTTTGTCCTTCAGCAAACCGCAAAACATCTGCTTGGGTAAGTGCCGAGTTAGGGCTGCTTAATTCAGTAGTTAGCTGTGTCGAAAGTTTCTCTAATTGAGTTAAATCTTTTTCAACCTCTTCTATTAAAAATATGCTTTTACTTTCGGCTACTTCTAGAGCGATTACAACCTCATCAAACATTTCAATTCCTAAATAGAGAGCCATTCGCACTCTATTAGCCGTTTGTCGTAAATCTTGCATTAGTTTATTCTCGTAAATGTTCCAGAAATGGGGGTAACTTCTTGAATACCTGCTGCTATTAGATACGGGCTTTGAGGCGTTGGAAGCAGTTGAAACTCGCCTTTTTCAATTAATAATTCAGGGATTCCTAGACTTGAGTTTTGCAATCCTGTGGCAATTTCTGCGTCCGCTAGCATCCCTGGCTTGATTGCAGAAGGCATTAACAACGGCTCAACAAGATAACCTTTCCACGTTTCCATGAGCTGAGCCGCCCCGGAAATAGCGTTCGGACTTCCTTCTTGGGTTCGCTGGAATCGCGTGTCTTGAGACAACTTAAGCACGGCTATTACTACAACAGACGTTATTTTGGGTGTTGGATTCCCATAATTATCAAGCGCCATCTCGGCAGATGGAACACGAAACGATAATTTTGCGTTAGCGACCGACTCAAACGGCGAAGCCATACATTTACAAAATAAAAAATAGGTGATATAAACACCTACTTTCATTAAAACAGAAATTTTCAAACAAATCGAGTTGCGAGTAGGTTGTAATTATAAAATTAGTCTAATTCCGATGGAGTCCATGCAGCAACAGGCGGACTGGTAATGCCGTTCATCTTCTCAAATGCGCTCAACCCGTTATTTAGCGTTCCGGTAAATTCATTCCGAACAGTTTCATTGAATCGCTTAATCCACGAGTCATTTTGACTCCAATCGGGACTCCACGGCATCAAGGTACACCGACAGCGCGGATGAAACGGTACAGAGACATCTCGAATTCGGTATGCCTTTAAATTTCGAGCAACACAGGTTCCGCAAGTTCGCAAGTCGCCTGTGGCAATCACTTGGACATACTCAATGCCTGAATTGTCGTAGGATGCTACCACGGCTTGATTAAAACTGCTAAGCACTTCTGTTCGAGCGATTACTTCGGCCCTACCTTTTTTCATGCCAAGTTCGTTTCTAAGCAAGCTTGCAACTTTGGCGGTTCCCCAGCCTTGGATTACGCCCTGAGTAACTAAAACAGTTGCCCGACTAGCAAACTCAGAAGAGTAGCGATTGAGATGTGCGACCATATTAGCAGCCGCAAATCCAGCCGCTTCGATAGGGATTTCACCTGGCTTAACTTGCCAGTCTTCACCCGCTCTAGCTCGTGTTATCTGAGTGGCTAAAGTGTCCCCAGCCTCATTTGTTAATTGTAAGATTTTTTGGAATTCAGCCTGCAACTCTTGAGAAGACTGGGGGTTCAAAAGTTGCAAAACACTTTTCAATTTTTCTAGTCGCAGTATTGAGTCTTTGGTAACCATCAAAGACCCAGAATTAGCCAACGATGGATACTTCTTTCTGAGTTCTGCTTCTATCTCTTTGTACGCAGAGTCAAGCGCTTCGTTTAATATATTTGCGGCTCTATTTTCTAGCTGGCTAGTGACCGTTTCAAATCTACTGATAAATTGCTGCGGGGTTGTCATTTGCTAATGCCGTCGCCTTACTTAATTGTGTTGTCATCTCTTGCTTCATTTTACTCTCTAGTTCTTCAACTTCGGCATCAACATCAAGGTCTTTGCTCAACACTTCACCTTTGCGTAACTCTTCTAAGAATGTTTGACGAGTAATCTCACCAGCGGCACGGATTTGTAATAACAATCCGGCTTTTGCTTCACTCATTCCAACTTCAACAATCTTTTTATTGACTTTAATAGTTCCACCTTTGCCCGGTGCATTCATGTACAAGCACCAAGTATCAAAAAGTTGCTGCACAATGCTTTCTTTAGCTCTAGCCATTGAGCCTAGACTAGCTTGTGCCGTAGCTGAATCACGCGCAATCTCTGTTGCCGTAGGGGGTGCAGCGTATCCACTTTGAAAAGCAAGTGTCTTTTTCTCAATAGTTAGCTCTAGCTTTTCAATGTCAGCTTGTGTATGTCCTAGTGCTGAACCCGATGGTTCAACAAATGAAGCGTTCACGTTCCACAGACAAGTGTTCGGCCCTATTGTTGCAACACGAGTTTCGTCTTTGTCAGACCTCACTTTAGGAGGACTTATTTCTTGAATTTGCAAAATAGCCATATTCGCTTTGTGCATCGCTTCATCTTTTTCAGACTGCTTTTGGTATAATTTTAAATTTAGTTCTGCAATGTCATACAATGGTGGTCTGCCAGTAAAAAAGTCTGAATCTCTCGGTAGCAAGCAATAGGGAATCAACGGTACAAAATCTAGCGTGGTTGTACCTTCTTCAACTAAAATTAAATCAGTCCGCGTCGCCGTTTCTTCTATTTCATATACCTCATAAGCGCCTGGGGTTAACACTCGATATCGAGTCGCTTTTTCACTACCGTATCGTCCAGTTTTTCTAACAAAAGTTTCCCGAACTGTGGCTTGAGTCACCATCATTTTATTGTTCTTAATTTCAGTATTCCAGTTAATAACATCTCTAGCATCAATTAATAAAAAATAGGGGCGAGTTTTGTATTTTGATTCAGTATAAGCGTCAGTTATTTCGGTGTTTCGCTTTGGAAAATCAACCATGACAAAGCAGTGGTCATCTCGCAGACTTTTTATATCTGCTGCCTTCAAGAATACCTCCAGACTGTTACCACAGAGGTCAACGTTCTCGATACTGGTTTCAATACTTTCGTGTACATCATCATTCAATAAAAAGCGAGACAAAAATCCGGCACTACTGTCGATAGCATCTGCAAACTTTCTGTCAAAGTAACTTCGAGACAGGCGCTTCGCATACTCTTCTTCAGGTTCAGCCTCTTCTCTGGGCAAATATCTTGCGCCCATATTGATGTCAAGAACCATACTTGAGCCATTCCGAACTGGGTCAACCATGCGCCATGCCGTTCTGCCTTCGTACATATCAGCTACGAATTCCCAGAACGGCAACTGATTCAAGTATTCTTCACTCAAATAAGATGGCAAGTCTGGGTCTTGTTCGATGGCTTGATGCTTGAATTTAAGCGACATGGTGATTATAATAAAGATTGAAGTCTCTATTATAATCATTTATGCCTCCAGAAATCGAAACGGAACCGACAACCGCCACAGAGCAAGCTACTACACGAGCCGAGTCGCCAGACAATGACGGTCTGCTGTCAGCACTGCGAAAAGAGAGAGAAGAAAAAGCAGCGATACAAAAGTTACTTAACGAAAAATCCGCCAAAGAACAAGAGCTTTTGGCTCAGTTGGAGAGAGTCAAAGCTATTGACCCAGACAAATACCAAAAGCTAAAACTAGCTAATGAAGAAAGAGAAGAGCAAGACTTGCTAATGCGAAGGGAGTACGAAAAAGCGAAAAAGCAATACTTAACAGAGACAGAGATGGCTCGGAAACAAGCTTCCGAGCTAAAAAATGAAATCAACAATCTGCGTACAACGACAGCAATTGAAAAAGCTTTTTTTGAGGCTGGTGGCAGAAAGTCAAGTTTTGACTTGACAGCACAAGGCATGGAAGACATTACACCTGTTGAAACGATTTTATCTGTACTTCAAAAACGCATCAAGCTAGAAGAAGACGGCAAAATTGTCTTCCTCAATTCGGTCGGAAATACTGAGATGAATAGCGATGGACGGCCGAAGTCAATCGGTGAAAAAATGATTGAACTGAAAAAGGGTTCGACGGGCGTGCTGTTTGAACCTGAAAATACCAACTCTGGCACGGGTGCAACTCCAACGGTTAGCTCAAACGGAAAACAGGTTAAAGTTTATTCAGTAGAGCAAGCTCGAAATGGTCGTGCCAGTATGGATGATATTGCCTCTGGCAAGGCAATTATTACCCGATAATCAAAACTTTTTGCTGAATATCTTACAAGCCGGACGGTCTCCGGCTTTTTTGTTGACTATAAAGTTAGCCCAAGGTTGGCGTGATGCCTTTCTTCTACGAGTGATTCGGAGCGCGGCTGAATACTCCCCTCTTCATTTACAAAAAAGTGGCTAATAATTTAGAAGCAGTAATCCCTAAAATTCTCGCCCAAGGTATTGTGGCGTTGCGCGAAAACTCAATCATGGGTGCGCTCGTTAATCGAAACTTTGACACCGACGCAAGGCAACGCGGTTCAACTGTCGATGTTCCAATTCCTTCCAGCATGGGCGATGCCGTAGATGTAATTCCCAATCACATCCCCTACCCCGCTCCAGCAATTTCGCCGAGCATGGTGCAAGTAAAGCTTGACCAGTGGAAGAAGGTTGAATTTGCGATGACAGACAAAGACCTTCTTCAAGTAATGGATGGATTTCAAAATTTGCAAGTTCTCGAAGCCGCTCGTAGTTTGGCGAACTCGATTGACAAGTCAATTATGGGTTTGTACAAACAGATTCCAGGTATCGCCGGAACCGCTGGACAAACACCTTTTCAACCGGAAGTAGCTGGAACTTATGCCTCACATCGTGGGTTGGGTGCAGCACAAGAAGCAAGAAAAGTTCTGAACCGACAACTTGCTCCAATGGCTGACCGCCGAATTATCTTAGATGTTGATGCTGAGGCAAACGCAACCTCACTCCCTCAATTTATTTCTGCATCCGACTCTGGTTCTGTTGCAACAATTCAAGAGGGGATGATTGGTCGAAAACTTGGCTTTGACTGGTACATGACCCAAAACTCCCTTACTCACGTAACCCAAGCTGCGGGTACGATTGTTACGACGGGCGCAGCCAACACGATTGGGGTGAAAACTTTAACTGTTTCTGGTGCAACAGTCGCACCTGCCGAAGGTGATTTGTTCAAGATTGCAGGCGACCCGAACGGCTACGTTGTAGGAAAGGACGCTACCTTAACAAGTTGGCCAATTTCTCCAGCACTAAAAACTGCTCCCGCTGCGAGTACAGCTATCACGGTTGTAGCTAGTCACGTCGTCAACATGGCTTTCCACCGAGACTCCTTTGCGCTTGCTGTTCGCCCATTGTTAGACATTGACCCAATCGGAAATCGGATTGAATCTTTTACCGATGACCTGTCGGGAATGACAATGCGGTTGGAGATTTCTCGCGAATACAAACAGACAAAATTCTGTTTCGACGTTCTCTACGGATGTGCTGTTATCAGGCCCGAATGTGCCTGTAGAATCTTAGGGTAAAGGTCAAAATCATGGTTGAACTAATCAAAGTTAAAGACAATCGCCGTCCTGAGTTAGATTTTGTACTAATTGAAACTACGGATTTTGACGAAGCTTTCCACACAAAGATTGAAGAAAAAGCAATCCCGATATCTCCCAATCTACCCACCGAACCTCAGCAACAACTTTTGCTTGAATCCAAGGCAAAGAATAAGCCACCAAAAGAGGTAGAAGGCAATGGCTAACGGAACGATATCAGGCTGGCTTGCTAACAAAATCCAAGACGCATTGCTCGGTGGGATTAATTTTCCACCACCGAGCAAGCATATCGGGTACACGATGACAGCATCGGCTCCAAACGGTTTTGGAACCGAACCTGTTGGCGCTAACTACGCTCGAATTAGCGCTATTCCAACCGTTTGGAGCGTAGCTGTAGATGGCACGGTCACTAATATTGCAGACCTGGAAATGCCAAGAGCATCCGGGGCCCAAGGAACTCCAGTCGCTTTGACTATTTACGATTCCAGTGTGGGCGGAAACCCGTTGCTTTTCATCCCGATAGACGGGTCTTTAACTATTCAGAATCGAAATAGTTTAATAATCCCTGCTGGTGTTATCACCCATAGATTTAAAGCTACTTCGCACTACAGTCAATACTGGCGAACTGCGATTATGAACTACCTTTACTTGGGTACACCTTTGCCGCTTGAGCCAATTCTGTGGGCGGGATACACGAGTTCAGCGCCAACGGCGACCGCCAGCGGAATCGAACCCGCCGCTGCTGAATACGTTAGGCAAGCACTTAACAATAATAAGACTTCATTTACCTCAGCCGTAAATGGTAGTTTGGGAACCGCTCTAAACTTACAATTTCCAATAAGTGCAAGCGCTCAAGGTAATATTTCTCATGTCGCTTTATTTGGTTCAGAGGATGGTGGGCCATATCTTGCTAGCGCCCCTCTTGTTCCAAACGTAAACATGGCTACTAACGCGCAAATGATTCTACAGGCGGGTTCGTTCACTTTCCAACTTAAATAATCGAAAGGGTATTGTTGAAATGCCTTTTTAAATTCTTGGTTTATTATCATGCCCCAGTTTTTCCCCGCTGCACCAGCGCTAACCGAAACTGAAACTGTTGAAATATTAGCATCGGGACTAAGGAAACGTATTTATCCTGACGCTGCAACAGTTTCAGAGACCGAATCTATGGCGACCGAGCTAGGTCTTAAATGGTTTCTATCAAGTCAATGGTTAGGAGAGGTAGGAACGGAGTCAAATGGTAAAGCTACCGCGCTTATCAAACACTTTCCGGCAAGCTTGATTGATACTGAAACCGAAACTGTTTGCAGTAGTCTAGCTATTTGGCCCGAATCGCCAGCGCCCACAGCGGCAATTTCTTGTGTTGGGAAAAACTTGCACCGGCAGAGTCTAAGACAGGGTAATTCCCATCAAATCAGCTTAGCAATTAACTTTACAGAAACAACCGTTTTAGCCGTTGAATTACTGCAAGTAATTTTTAAAATCAACCAACCTGGAACAGATGTCGTTATTTTGACTAAAACCAGGTTCGGGGCGCCAGGTGGAATAATAACTGACTTTGTTCAAGATTTGGGAGATGGGAAAATATTACTTTTGGCAGCCTTGCAGTTACGCCCTAATCAAGTTATTTTTTCTGGTACAGAGTCAGAGTTTGATTTTGTGGTAATAGTTGAAAATAGCACAATCAGTCAAAGGGCTAATGTTGCAAGTGGAACCCTTATTTTAGCCAAGGATTAACGATGCTTAAAAATTATTCTCGATTCACAATTGACGATGAAGACGCTGACGGTCAATCGCTAAAAATGGGGAAAGATTATTTTTGTCAAATTGTCATCCAAGGCGCAAACCAAACAGGTGCAACGTTAAAATTCTTGGCCAAACAATTGATAACAGACCCTGACTCTGCGGCAGTTCTTACGGTTGCGGGTGCTGCAATGACAACTACAATCGGAACAAACTCGTTAAGTGCAACTTTTGTTATAGCTGGTTCTGATACCGAAAGCCTTGAAAGCGGCTTGAGCTTAATTTACGGAATTCAGCGCTCAATTGGAACTCAAGACGTTGTAGTAGAAGAAGGTAAACTTAAAATAGAAGCCTCGGTCATTGAATAATGGATTATAGCAAATTGCGAGAACGAATTATCAAAGTGTTGGCAAGCGAATTAGGGGTCTATACTTTTGCTAACAATACTTCTGTTCCCGCGATTGCTATCGCTTCAAACAGGCCTTATCCACAGCCCGGAACAAATATCACGGGATTGGAAGTGGTTATTTACCCTCGCATTTCAACCAATATTAGATTTTTGTTGGGCGGAACATTGCTTGAGCATGAAAGTAGGTTGGTTGTGAATCAGTGGAATTTGACAAAAGATACAACCTTTGCTCACGATTTATTAGTTGCGAATCTTTGGGACTTGGTACAAAGAATAGGGCCTCGAATCTTGGCTGACGGGTCTATGCAAACAGTTGAGAGTCAATCGTTTTACTTGAAAGAATCTGCTGTCATCAATTGGCAAAGGTAATTTTGTTGATACTAATAATAGTACGGTTAATATTCTTAAAGTAAATGGCTGTAAGACTGGCTTCTCACGCTCCGGTAGAAGGAAAGGCAACCGAGATATATGTTGCCGTCCTTCCCAAAGGTAAACGAACAAAACCCATAAAGTCTACGCTAACGGCAACGGCAGCCGCGAAGGGTGCAACTTCAATCACAGTCGCCGGATTGACTGGGATTATCCAGAAAGGCCAATACTTAATGTTTGTGGGAACTGATGGCGAAGAATTTCTCTGTCAAGTTGATACAACTACTGCGGCCAATGCAACCTCCCTAACTGTTGTAGTTTTACCTGAAGCAATTCCTACTGGCGCAATTGCCGAATTCCCTACCTATATTTGGGATAGAAAAAGTGCCGACCTTGACCGGAGTTACAACTTCTCTGGCGTGACCACGTTTAATACTGGTGGCGCTCAAGACGGTATCATCACAGGCGTTGAGAAAAAAATCTCGTTACCTGGTCTGTATTATTTCAAGAATGCAGGCTATAAAACAATCAAATGGTGTGCTGAGAATGACCGCGAATTTCATTTGATTCGCGAAATGCCCGCGCCTACTGATGCCTATACGGCAGGCGACCGTATTGAAGGCCCTGCCGTTTGTACTGGTATCAAGGAAGGCGCGCCGGACGATGGGTTCATCAACGCAGACATGGATATAACCCTACTTGGGAAGATAGTTGAAACAGACCCAGTTCCCGTAGCTGTTTAAGCTTATGCGGCAATTTTTTAGGTGCTTGCGTTCCTTGGATGTATTTGCTTGTCATTGTTGGGCTACCGAGGGCAATGTACAGGTCGGAATTCTGTTAGTAAGAAAAACCAAAATCCAAGGAACCGTTTGCATTTTGAAGGATGGTGATTCTGTCAAGCGAATAACGGTTCGATTACCTGACAGTTTAAATCTTGTGAATCTGAATATTGAGCTACCAATCAATCACTAAATTATGCCAGAAGATAACTTATTCCCGTTCAAATCTTATCAAGAAGACCCCGGCACTCACGCGGTATCCGATGGTATTGGCAATGAAATTATATTACCAAAATACGGTAGTTTAACCTGGATTGAGGAAGATTTACTTAACACTTACATCCTCAACGCAGAAAAAGATAAGGACGGTCAAAAGCTACCTATGAGCGCGGCTGAATCAGAAATTGTTTCTCAACTTTTGCAGTTTCGGGCTGGCAAGAAGCCAAACGAGTTTTTGTCGAAAGAAGAAGTTTTGGTTATGCCGTCCAAAAGTAGTAAAGCCAAGCGTCCGATGTCATCGTTGTTAGTTCATGCCATCTATGAATATTTCACGATTGATGAAAAAAGTGGATGGAAAGAACGCAAGCTAGAAGTTCCTCCATCGCCAGAGCAGCAAGCTGAAATAGATGCTGTGGCCAAGCCTGAAAAAAAATAGATTGGGCTGGATATTGGTGGAAGTTGCAATTCTATTTCCCCAATGATGCTCGATTTAATGCTGATAATTTTGCATATCAACCATTAACTTTAGTCTTTCAAGCCTTGAGGGCGATTGATAAACATTTACTAGAGAATGCCAATCAAAGTGCTATCCCAATCGCAGGTCTAGGAGTCGCAACCTTGTCCTCTCAGGGAGTTAAAAACCCAAAGATTGAATGGTTTAACCCTTACGCTAAAATGCTTGAAAGTTTTGATGAAATGAATGCCGGAATTCCAGGCTATGTATCTGACACCTTCTCTCAGTTATCGAAAGAAGGAAAAGTCCCAAGCTGGGCAACCAGCTATTTGGAGATTGATTAATGTCACTGCAAGAATTGGAAAACAAAATCGAGCAAGCTTTTAAACAAACCTCTTTTCAGTTTGGGGCGGAGATGACGCAAGTTATTTCTGAACCTGGCGCTTTTCCAGATTACAGTGGTGATATCGTGGACACAGGAGCATTCAGAGCTAGTCAACTACCACTTTTCCCTACTAGGTTTCTCGCTAATTATATATGGGGTGTTAACTATGCAATCTACCTCCACGAAGGAGTAACTTACCGGAATGGAAGCAGTAGACCGGGCAGACCTTGGACTTGGGAAGCGTTGAGACGGTTTGATTGGGAAAGGAAGTTTGCAGAAAACTTACGGAGGTTGTTATAAAGGTTTGTGAAATACATAAACAATTGATCTAGATTCACTACATTGAAACCTCTATTACTACAGTGGAAATTATTGGCTGGAACGCGACTAACGTTGACCTTGATTTATATAGCAATTATTTACAGCTATTGCTATATGTGTCTATCATATTAAGTGCAATCAATATTGTTGCTTTTCTTTTCCTGTCGAAAAAAATTAGGAAACTTGAAGGTGCTTATGCAATACTTTTCAAATTGGTTTATGTGGCGAAAACGAAGACTCAAGAAAACCAGAACAATGTAAACAAACTTCTTCGCAGAGTCGAACCAAATGCCAACAATATTGAAACGCTTCAACAGCAAATGGCTCTAGTCCATGAACTATTAGGAACGGTCATGGGTGCTAGTGACTTCATCGCGGGTGGATATGATTCACCCGCAGACCGAGTAGAGGGACTAAGAGAAAAGCTTAAATGGGAGAGAGAAAGACGACGACTAAATCAAGTTAACGAGTCCGATTTTTATGAGGGTTGAGATAAATGAAGCAGTTATTTTTAGCGGATTATGTAATTGTCACTATGGCGACAAGCGCTATATTGATAATAATTAGTTATATGCTTTTGACCTGGACAAATAAAACAATCCCAACAGACTTAATCGCATTGCTTGGTAGTTTTGGCGGAGGAAGCGTTATGTCTAGTGTATTCAAAGCGACAGGTCTTAAACAAGAATCAAAAGTAAAACTATCAACCATTGATTATGCTTTGATGGGCTTAGCCCTTGCTATGGTAACTGCGGTTATCAACTACAACTTTCTAATATGGGCAGACCGCGAAATCCCCTCTCAGATGATAGTTGCAATCAATACTATGGTGACAATAGTAGTATCTGGAACAACTTTCAGAAATTCTAACACCGTAAAAGATGGCTCATTAGAAGACATTGACAACAATAATTAGAATCGTAAAATTTTACAGATTTAATTCTGAAGAACGTGCCAGAATATCAAGTTTCTCAAGTATTGGAAAATCCAGATTCTACCTTGCAAGAATTGCTGTATGCTTTAGAAGATATGTCGATTCAATATGGTTACATATCGGGAATGGCGGCACATGGATTAAGGGAAAATGCTGAAGCTGACCTAGTAAGAACTCTCTGTATCATTAAAATAATTAAACTACGAATTCATAAAAAAGTTCAATTACCGTGAGAATTTATGACTACTAAAAAGCTGTTAAATGTTGACCACTTTGACCAAAATGATAACGATTCTAACTTGTTTGGGTCGGGTTCGAGACAGTGCTGCATGACATCGAATGCGATGGCTGCAAATTACATTTTGAAGCGTCACGGATTAGAGTCGTTGACTGATGCGGCGAAACGTTTAGGTTACAGCGAGGGAGAGTCTTATTATGGCCGCATATTGAACACTTTCGGGGATACGACAGACCATACCGCAAACACTCGTGCACTCGCAGAACTAGAACTGGAATCATACTTCAGCACGTCGCTAAATATTGACCATGTAATCGCCTCCATTGACGCAGATATGCCTATGCCAGCAGGGCTTATTTACAAGAGTTCAGGACATATTGTTTGCATAGTTGGATACGATAAAAACACCAAGCAAATCATTATAAATGACCCATACGGTGTCCGCGAAGGCGCTCAGAACTTCTATCGGAGCATTGGGGGTTATACTGGCAAGAATGACCGCTACAGCTTTGACTTGATGCGTGAACTTTGGGCTAATCCGAGCGATGGCTGGGGACGGGTGTTTACTCGCGTCAACGGCAAGCCTACAGGACTTTAAATCTGTACGCAAAAACCCCGCAACTAGCTAGCTAGTTGCGGGGTTTGTTTTGTCTTCAAGGTGTTTTATTGTAATTGTTCGACAGACGGTGCGAATTTAACGTCAGCCCAAGAAAGCTGTTTGCTATTGGGAGTATCTTTGTTTAACATTTGTTTAACTTTATTGAGTTCGCCAAGACCTTCTTTTTTTACGGATTCAACAGTCTTGGTCAACTTGTTTTTTTCATGACTGCTTGCAACCGCTTCCTCCATAGAGCGGGAATTAGCGTCAAAGCATTTTTCCAATGCTTTGAATACATCTTTGCGGCGCGTCTTTAAATGTGTTTTATTTGTTTCGTTGAGGAGGCTTGCTATCAAGTGAAAATGCGTTTCATCTTCTTCGCATATTTCAGACAAGATATCCCATTCTTCTTTACCCAAAGCGTTTCGTTCATCTGTACAAGAAATGTCTGCAAACGACTCTCCTGTAGCCTGTTCGTAAATCCGGGGCAAACTATCGTCAAATTCGTGTTTCTCTTCTCTCCAAATGCGGCGGATTTCGCTAAGTTCTTCTGGGGTGATTAAGGTGATGTCGCGCATTTCTTCTGGTGCGGTTTTGCGTATTTGAGTTTGTGCTTCCAAGACTCGCCTCAGCCAGTGTTCTCGCCAAAATTTGATGTAGGGCCCTGGAACAGGCTTAAGCATAGTAGAATTATCTTCTTCCCTCGCATTGTAAAATTTAGTGTAAAACCTTACTTTTCCTGAGTTGCCTTTCCAGTCTCTTTTGTCATGGTCAGCGTGTTTTCCTTCGTCATCACGAACATCTAACTCATTGCGAATATCAAGTAGAACCTGCATCCATTCTTTGTCTTCATCGTTTTGAATCATTGCTTCTGTAGACTTGTCTTTAGATACAAGAGTACACGTCCAGCAACCAAAACGAGAACTTCCGCAACTAGGAGTGGAAGCATCAACAACTAGAGGGCATTCGTTATCCGCTGTTGCGCCTCGATATATTGCAAACAAATCCTTGTTGTCGCATCCCCAAGGATTTTCGTACTGCATTAAATAAAGCCAGACTTCATCCGTGCGCCAACTCCGAATTGGACTGTAAGTAAGTGAACCAACGTGTAGTTGATTCTTATTTAATCTTTCACTTACTTTAAATTCACGTTGTTTTTCCATACTCGCAGCTCGCGTCGCACTTTCAGCCTCTCGAACACCAAGAGCAAGTATCATTTGACCTTCGATTGTAACCACTTCGTTGATAAATTTTTCAGCGGGTCTAATTTTAAGCTTGTCAGTACACCAACGAAACCCTTGTCGTGGTGCGGCATAACCTTTCCCAATTAAACAAACCCAAAAAGAATTCTTTATTTCAGGGGTTGTCATTTTAGTCATAACAGGTATATTTTGCTCTTTTGCTGCCGCATCTATCAACTTCAAAGCATTCCTAACATGGGCGGAAATAATTGGATTTTCAACTAAAGTGTCATTAGTAATCACATAAAGAGGGTATTTGCGCTGTTCTTTTGGTAGTCGCTTAATAGCATTCCATATAAGTTGAAGCACGGTTGTGCTATCTTTGCCTCCACTCCATCCAACAACGAATGGATTTCCCTGCAAATACAATTCTTGAATTTCAGAGGTAAGGATATCAATTTCTGCAATTAATTCTGGAACTGTTCGAGGTGTTAATGTCATCTTGGTTGCGTTGAGTAGGTGTTAACAAGCTGGAGGACTGAATTCCCCCAGCTTGTGTGGATTGAATCGGTTGACGACGGTACTCTAGGTCGCTTGCATAGTTTTAGTGATAAGTTTTTCAAAAAACGCTAGCTCTCGATTTACACCTTTCAGATTTCCTGTTACTAATTTTTCTCCCACGGACAATGGCGTGACAAGTTTGCCCCGACTTTCTAAGTCAATCTTAAGCTTTTTGAGATGCTTCACATATTCAATACGTGCTTCTGATGACACTTCTAATGGTGCGTAATTCACACCAAAGCAGCTTCCTCCTACGTGCTGATGGCATTTAACCTCGTACCCGTGATTGACTATTTTCCCTCCCGTTGACAGCTTGGTGTTCTGCGCGCATATCGCGCAAGTTCCCGTATTCTCTAGCGTTCGAGACGGGGCTTTTACTGCGCTTACCTTGCGAACATTTTCTATGTGTGTGGCGACTTCTTCAAACAAAGGAATAATTTTCGCCCACAAACGAAGAACTTCTAAAACTTGACTGTTCTCAGTTTTGTTGAATTTCTTATTTTCTAGTTTTTTAGCGCAAGACTCTAAGTACGCCCAATAAGGAGGGTTAAGATTGCACAGAGTCGTATCGCAAATAGCTTCGTTGAACTCGTCACTAAACCGACGATGAGCTAAATCTTTGAGGTTTTTGAAGTCTGATTTATTACACTCCTTGCCTGATAGTATTAAGTGTAATTTCATTTTTACTGATTCTGATTCTTTCGTCATTCTGGTGTTGCGTAAGTGAACAAAGGGGATTGCTCCCCATTGGATTAATGAATGTCAGTTGCTTGCTTCTTGATGAATGGCTTCTCCCTCCGACTGTCAAGCCAACAGGCTAGGCAATACGTCTCTTGGCTGGCTAACAACTGATAGAGCCAATAACCGTCTGGGTCGGCGGCGTTATCCTTGAGGGAGTCTATTTCCGCTAAGGGGATAGAAAAAGAGTGACCGTTCTCTAGCGCTTCATTTATTACGCGCTTGTAACTCCAAATCTCGCCGTTGTTGGTTTTATGTTCATCTCGGACGCGCTCACCTTTTGCGTTGTAAGTTATAAGAAAATCACCCGAATTTGCGAGATACTCTTTTTGGGGTAGTCGTCCACCAAACGATACCAGTTCGACAAGCTTAGTGTAGTTAATTGTGACTGATTTGCTATTGTTATAAGCCGCTTTTACCCGGCCCGTAACTGTCACCAGGTCGCCTAGTTTCAATCTCGGTTGAAGGGTGTCGCCGACAACCTTATGTTCACCCTGCCTCTGCACTTTTTCAATCCAATCATTTTCTTCACAGATTACAACCGCTATCGGACAGCGTGCGGGGCAACTAACAGTAGCTGTAACGCTAGGGGAGTAAAACTGCACCATCCGACCGTCATTGGCTTGCAACGTAACTTTGAGCGCTTTGGCATATTTTTCATTGGCGCTGTAGTCAATACCGTAAACGGTCGCTTCTACTAACTTAGCTTCTGTAACCGTACCTGTGAATTGCTCGGTCTTTGTTGTGGTTTTCGTAGCTTGCATGGTTTTAGTGTGTGGTAATTTGAAAGTGGTTAGAATTGAACGGGGCTAATTAAGCCCCGATTGCTATTAGTTAGTCAATGTTGTCGATGTCAATGCCGTTGCACTCAAGTTGCTGGTCAAGGTCGAAGCCTTCCCATTGTCCTTTTAGCTTGTCACCTGACTTTAGGGCTTCGACTGCCCAACCGTCTCCAACTGTCCAGAAGAGTCTAGCTTCGTCTTGACCCCAGCGGAGAGGCCACCCTTTAACGTCGGAACGGTTAGCAATAGGTTTGCCAACTTTTATTCCAATCGCCTGTAACTCTTGAATTATCACCTGTAGTTGTTTATGTTGGACGGGTCTATCTGAAAAATATGCACCGATAACAGCTTTGTTAGTGGAGTCGGAAAGACTTATGTATTTGACTTTCACAACTTGCAGAGCTTTGATTTCAGGAAAGGTAATTTCGTCTTCCATAAACTTGAATTTAGTGTCAATTGCTGCCTTGAAGGCGGCAATGTCTTTTGATCCAAATTCATTAAATAAACTGACTAGACACAACCTGTCAAGAGCCTTATCAATTACCGTTAGTGCAGCGTCACAGACGGGCTTAACTGACGCTAGCAGTTCCCGACGCTCTTGCGCTTCCGCTAGCTTGGGTTGCAACTCGGCAATCTCTGCGTCAACTTGAGCAAGTTTAGTTTGAGTGTTCATTTAATTTTCATGGTTCAGTTTGGTGTGTCGGGTAGTGATTTGCTTCCCAACTGTTATCACTATAGGCTACCCGACTAGGATTGTCAAGCGTTTTGTAAAAGTATTTTTCCGACAAGCTCGGAACGTATGCAGGGTAACGGTTTCGGTGGATGGGCTTAACTGGTGACAGCGCTCTAGGTCGCTTGTCGGGAGCGAGTGAGCTTTATCTGTTTATCGCTTTTCAGTCACGGGACTAGAGTTCGGATGGCGCAAGGAACGCCACCGAGCCCAGTCAATTTAGTTAAATTGGCGCAGTGGATGAACGGCTAATCATCATTCCGTTCGCCATAATAGTCTTCATCAAAAATTGTCCTATCTTGCGCTCGTGCAATGTACGCCCGTCGTGCATCATGTGCCAGTATCGCGTCCCGTGCTTCGTCTTCCTCTACATCAACGCTCAACTCCCCAAAGTCCAGGGCTAACAAATAAGCGCCTTCTACGGTCTTCTTTTTTGACTTTTTAGGTGCATTCTTCCTCTCCTTAGCACGTTTTTCGGCTAGCAATTCCTTTTGTGCCTGTAACTGTGCTACCAATTCCGCTCTTTCTTGAGCTTCTTTTTCTTGTTTCTGTATCAACTTCCAATGTTCACCGACTGAGGTTTTTCGAGTGCGTTCTATTGCTGGAGTATTGACAAAACAGTCATCGCACCAAGCGTCAAGTCGTTTTGGCGGGATACTTTGATACAGCTTGGAGAAAACTCCACATTTGCTACACCGTTTGATTTGTACCTTGCTGGCTAGCTGCAACTGCCAGTTAATTTCTTCAATGCCTTCGGATTGCGGTGAGTCGCTATTAGATAGTTGCAACTGCTGGCTAATCTCAATTTCGGATTGCGGTGAGTCGCTATTAAGGAGTAATTGCATGATATTGAAGGAAGTGGTAAATATTACTATTATAAACGATACTGTTAATCTTGTCAAGATATTCAATTTCAATTTCAATTTCAGTTTCAATCCAAAACAAAAGAGCGAGATTACTCCCACTCTTTTGCCCTACTAGATAATTATCCTGTTTGGGTTTCCCCGCATCTTTCGATTTTTCAGGATTGCTGTCTTACGACTAGCTTCAAGCTGCTTTCGCTACACTCGCTTTCTTGAGTCAAAGCTCACAGGTAATGGGGTGAAAGCTCCCTACCTTTATATTACTAAGATAACATGATATACTGGGTTTGTAAAGCCCTTTGCAAAAGATTTTCAATTATGCTCACACTAGAATTTAAATGTTTTCCATCTCTTGAACAGAAAGAAAAAATAGAAAAGTGGTTGCAAATTTCTAAGTCTGTGTGGAATTGTGGATTGTCAGCCTTAGAAGATTTTGAAACAAATTATTACTACTACAAAGCTACGAACGGTTTAGATGGTAAAGAGAGTGGCGGGTACGCTCCATGCTGTCGATTACCTTGGAAGTATTGGAGTCACTTTGTAGATGAGGAAGGTGCAATCGTTTCAAAAGACAAAGGTAAGTCAATAATCCAAGCGCCCTACAGTGTCATTTACGATGATAAGTCTCATTGGTATATCCGAGAGTTGAAGCGGGTAAAAGTTCCGCAGCCAGCAGAGAAGAAAGAATCTTGGGGCTGGCAGAACTCAGAACATGGGTCGGTTACTGGTTACAGTTGCCCTTTGTCGGTTGATTTCAGCGAAACGTTGATTTCTAAGCCGGGTTTGCAACAGGCGGGCGGGTTAGGTCAAGTCATCAAAGGAAACAACCTAACAGCACACCGCGAATTCATGACAGAAATGCCGTACAAGTTTCGCTCTGGAGTTCTTGCTGGATTGGATACTAGCTGGCAAGAGTACACAAAGTCAAGAGCCGGGGTTCAGAATGGTGCAAAAAAGGGGCGGCCTCGGTTTAAACGCAGACGTGACAAGGTTGCAACCCTGGTTCACAACAACCCAAAAGGTGTCATCGTTCCCAAGGCAAACTCTCAATCTCTAATAGGTATACCAGGTCTTCGTGAATTGCGGCTAAAAGGACTAGCACGTCGGTGGAAAAATCCAGACGGCACAATTCCAGAAATTGCCGCCTTCAAAATATGTCAATACGCTTCAGGCTTCTATGTCCAACTAACGGGCGAATTGGTTCGGGGGCGACGCATTAAACAAACAACTAAGTCGATAGGAATCGACCCTGGACTAGACAGCTTTATCAGTTTAAGCAACGGCAAGCAGTACGGAAATCCGCGTTACTACCGGAACGCTCAAATTAAATTAGCGGAGCTTCAGAAAGAACTAGCTAACAAAATGACTCACCGACTGATTCTCTGGTTAAATCATCCTGAACGGCGACACAAAGACATCAAAGCTCTTATTAATTGCTCGCCTGACAAAGCCAAAAAGCTTTGTGAAATCAAAAGTGAAGCTGAAGGTATTGCCCTAATCGGAGGGATGTACTGGCAAAAGTTAAAGTGGAACTGTCAAGCACTTTCCAGTGAACAGAAAAAGATTCAGAATCGGATTAGTAAACTACACGAGAAGATTAAACGTCAACGCAAGGGATTCAACCAAAAGCTTAGCTCTGAGATTGTAACCAACTATCAATTTATTTCCTGTGAAAACGGGCTGCAATCACAAAATCTTCGAGCACAAGCTAAGCCACAAGAAGATACAGAGAAAGGTGGCTACAAGAAAAACCGGAAAGCTCAAAAAACTGGGTTGGCAAAGTCGTTATCTGACGCGGGACACGGCGATTTCATTGCACAACTAGAACAGAAATCTGCACGTGACGGACGTACTTTTTTGAGAAATCCGGCTGCCTACACTTCGCAAACTTGCCCAGTCTGCCTAAACAAGATGGCATCAATGAGTGACCCTAAAATTAAATTGTATGAATGTACCTGCGGCTGGAAGTGTCACCGTGATATCAATGCGGCGGTCAACGATGAACTAGCACTGTTCGCAGGATTGGTAGCAACAAAGAAAGCGAAAAAATGGGGCGAATTAAGCCTTGAACTTCTACAGAAGGAAGTTTCAATTGGTTTGTCTAAGTGGGCGTTACAGGCAAAAACAAAAAGGATAGATTTATTATCCCGGTGAAATCTTTCGTTTTAATTCCTAGTAGGGAGTGGAGTTTATTGCGCTTCAATCCCTAGTAGGGGTTTGCTTTGATTATGACAAGATTGTGGTAAATCTTAAAGTCGCACTCTCGTTTGTTTCAATCCCTAGTAGGGTTTACTTTGATTGCGTTTCAATCCCTAGTAGGGGCTTAGCTCAATTGCGACTCGGTATCTGCTAGTGAAGAACAGTTGACATCAGGTTTCAATCCCTAGTAGGGGCTTAGCTCAATTGCGACTGCCTTTCTTCCACCGCCACCGACTACAGGAGCAAGTTTCAATCCCTAGTAGGGGTTTAGGTTTATTGCGTTTCAATCCCTAGTAGGGGTTTGGTTTGATTGCGATATTGTTGTATTTTGTGCCATTTTTAATTTCTCAGTTTCAATCTCTAGTAGAGGTTTAGCTTGATTGCGGCAGTAGCGGTCGGTTGTGATTATTCTGCACTCATGGTTTCAATCCCTAGTAGGGGCTTAGCTCGATTGTGTTTCAATCCCTAGTAGGGGGCTAGCGCTTTCATCCCAGCGGTTTCAATCCCTAGTAGGGAGTGGAGCTTGATTGTGACGAGGGAGAAGCGCCAGCAGTTGCTGAATCGGGCGTTTCAATCCCTAGTAGGGAGTGGAGCTTGATTGCGACCGGGATGCAGTTTGAGAATCTGCTGTTTGGCAAGAGTTTCAATCCCTAGTAGGGAGTGGAGCTTGATTGCGACTCAATTTAACGACAGAATTGAATACAAAATCGGCGTTTCAATCCCTAGTAGGGAGTGGAGCTTGATTGCGACACAAATTGCTGTTGGTCATGAAAACGATGTTTGAGGTTTCAATCCCTAGTAGGGAGTGGCGTTGATTGTGACCATTGATACAGGAATTAATTGCTTTAAATCCGAGGTTTCAATCCCTAGTAGGGAGTGGCGTTGATTGTGACACAAATTGTTGCCAGCCGTGAAAGCTAAATCGTAGTTTCAATCCCTAGTAGGGAGTGGCGTTGATTGTGACGAGGAACGGCTGGGAAAATTGAGGGCTTGAGCGAGTTTCAATCCCTAGTAGGGAGTGGCGTTGATTGCGACCTTACCAGATGGCTGTTACCCAGCAACGCTACAAGTTTCAATCCCTAGTAGGGAGTGGCGTTGATTGCGACCGCCGACGTGTGAAATCGTTGGTGCGTCTAGTTTTCAAGGCTGGGTTGCGGCAAATCGACTCCCGCAATTGCAAAAGTGTTATGGAAAGATTGAATATTATTTAGTTTTCGTGGTTCGGTTAAGTCTATTCTAATCGAAGATACGAATCCTGTCAACCCAATTTTCTGATAAAAAAACCCGCTTTCGCAGGCTTGGGATAAAAACCACTTCACATGAAAACAACACACTAAAACCGCTACTCACCGCAATTGCTGTAAATGTATCGATTGATTTAATTATAGCAGGTTAATTAGAATGCGTCAAGTATTAAAAAAAACCCGGTGTGACTGCCGGGTTCTTAGTAGGTAAGATTTGAGCGTATTAATTGCATTCACTCAAGCCACTCAAGGGAATAACTGTCAGTTCTGAATACAACCGGAAAGACTACATCTACCGCCCATCTACGGAACTCTTTAGCATCTGGTTTGCCATTTGAGGAAACTAGGGCAAGCATTCCAGACTCTGAAATTACCGACATATCTTGATTACCTTCAAGGGTGTATACAGAAGCAATACTTTTCTTGTCTTCATCTAAGCGGCTCAATGCTTGACCAACATTTTCAAGACCTAAAATGACGCAAACGTCATTAGCCACAAACCAAGGCAGTCCTTCAATAGTAATTACTCGAACTTGTTGAGTGTTAAAGTCAAACTCTGTTAGATTAGTCATAAACAATCTCAATTACAAATTTTTACTTTTAATTAATCAAGAGCCACTAAGATAGTTGATAGATAGAACTTGCTATCAGGGGAAAGTATCATAAGATATTGTACTTCTTTTACTAAGTATAATTCTACTCCAGTAGGTATAGCATCTTTTAGACATTTGATATAAGCAGATACAATTTTAGCAAACAATTTTTCGTCTGTTTCTGTTTTCTTCTTTTTTTTACAAGCTATCGAACGAAAATGGATATCATCAGAATAAAGTAGTTCACTTGTCCCCCTCTCATAATAACGTTTTAGTAGTACGTTGTTATGTAATTGTTGAGGAGTAACTATCTTCACAGGGTTATGGACAATATTAGCCGCATCAATACCTTCTACTAGATATTTAAACAAAACTTCTTTTCTCTCATTTGTAACAGTCATAATTTTTCCTATTTTTGTTTTAAAGTTGTTGGTAGCTTGCTTAACCATTGAATAGCTTTCGCTTTATAGAGTCTGTGATAATGTCTTCTGAAATTAGTGCAACACGTTGTAACCCGCCGGGTGTAATGAGTTCAGCCTCTTTTGTCCGAATCAATTCAACACCTTTTAATCGACAAGAAATCGTAGAAACGTCCCGACTGCTCAACAGTTTTGTTTAGTCTTTTAATAGCTTTCGCCTCCGAAAGCTATTAAAAGTAAAAATAGAGTTCTACGTTTTACTTTAAATTTAACTTGTGTTTCAACCTCTCCAATTTACCGTCAACCAAGGCTTCTTGGTTGTCAATCCATCCCCGCGCCTCGATTCTTGACTCTTCCGTATTAAAACAGTAATCACCCTCAGATAACAAGATGTCACCGAAATATATTGAGTAACTACACGTGTAGTATTCGTTTCTCATTGCATTAACCTTAATAGTACACAGTTTGTATTGAGACACAGAAACTTCGTTTGTTGCGTTACAAAGAGACAGGCGACCTCTTCTCTTGAGGTTTTCAATTGCAGCGTTATTCACAGCCGCAAGTATAACTGTTGGTAATAACCGAAACATTTCAGATAACATAGATTTAAATTGACCTTCACTAGAAGTTAATGTCTTTGAATCTGCGGTTTTGTGCTATCCAGTAATCTAACGCTACTGGCGCATTGTTGTTGACATCGGCACTATTAAATAATCTTAGCAATACGATTAACCTAAGTCAAGAGTCTTGTGCAAACTATTTCCAAACTGACCCAATCGTGATAAAATTATTGATAGTGTAAACAATCAAACAATGAATAACTCCAATCAATCACAACCAGACCCAGCCAAAGCAAAAAGCTTTCCTTTTAGAGCTGGCATCTCTGACGCAAGCAAAGCGACAGAGCCTTCAGAGACAGCAAGCAAGAATCCTGAACTAATGAGCTACGAACAAGCGGCTGAGTTACAGTGGTTGGTGCTAAACGCTAGCGCCAAAACATTGAAACAATATGCCGCCAAGAATAACATAAAGTAGTTGGTGTATTGTCTAGCTTAAGCAAGCTATATACTGAATCCCTGACTCAAGACATTGCACGATGTCTTGAGTCAGGGATTCAGTCGTGATATACTTAATTTGTGTTGAGCAGTTGAACCGTGTCTTTGCCCGTAGCTAGCGCTTTGAGACTGCTCACATACAAAAAGCAACCCGCGACCAAACGAATTGCTTTTTGAGTTTAATTGCTGTTTTGACTATTTCTAGTGTGTGAGTCAATCAAGAACCTTAACTGCTGTCAAGCGGGTTGGGTCAACTGTGATATAACACAACAAAGTTCATCTTAACAGATAACTTTGTTGTTGTCAAATACTTTGTCGTTGAAATACTCACCGTTTCTGAACATTACAAACTTTATAAAGGTTTAAAACCATGAAAGGACAACAACATTACGAAGTGACTTTGACTAGCGCAATCGCTCACTACCAAAAGGGCGATTTAACGGCAAAAGGACTTCTACTCTTCTATCTGAAAATTCGACTCAAGCAAGGCTGGGTACTCAAAGAAACACAAAAAGAGATTACCGATAAGCTAGGGATTAGTAGAGCTGCCTTCTACTCAGCGTTAAGCAAGTTAAAAGCAGAAGGAAGTATAAATTGGTCAACACCCGCCAATACAAAGTTCTCCATTAGTCTCAATTCCAGTTTGTCTACAGATGAAGACGACCAGTCCACGATTGTAGACACCGAATCCACGATTCAAGACGACCAGTCCACGATTGTAGACACCGAATCCACGATTCAAGACGACCAGTCCACGATTGTAGACAGCACGTCTTTCATCGTGACAGGAGAAAAAACAGAAGCTAATCAGGGCAAGGGTTTGGAGAACTCTTCATATTCTTCTTCATCTTTTTCTTCAAATTTCCTTTCAACTTTTCTTTCATCTCTCTCTTCAGAACGAGAGAGAGAGACTTTTGAAAATTTTTGCTTGGAAGCAGCTTCTAGAATGCCAACACAACCAATCTTGGTTTCCCTGTGGATTGAGAAGAACGCTCAAACTCTGGCGGCAGAATACAAGTTGAGAGTCTTAGACCGGAAAATAATCCTAAAAGATGAATTCGACTACGAAGTAAATTCTAGTTCGGGGAAATGTTCCGCGAATTCTCCAACGGTAGAAAAAGAGCAAGTCGTAGACTGGTAGCGACAGACTCGCGCTCAAGTTACTGCCAGCAACAGGATAGGTAGTTTGAGCGCTGTCTAATATGGTATAATTAAAATGTCCCTCGCGAGCTGGTGTTATAGCACCGAAACTCCAGAGACTGTAGCCTAAAACAGAGGTCACTCATGGATTTTAACATTGAATTGGCAAAGTCATTCCTAGAATCTGCTGAAGAGTTTCCGGTAGGTTTGGATCAGGCGTGGGTTTGGCTCGGTTACTCAACCAAGCAAAAGGCGTTAAGTACACTGGAATCTTACTTTCAAGAGGGCGTGGATTACATCTTTAAGATAAGCGACCCTAACAGCCAGAATGAAATTAACCAACAGGTTAAAAAGGCTCCTGTTGGACGTTCTAGCCATTTTTACTGCTTAACGGCTACCTGCTTAAGAGAGTTTGGGATGATAGCCAAAACAGAACAAGGTAAGCTAATCCGAAAGTATTTTCTTGAGTGCGAGAAAATAGCAAAGCAGTCTGTCGCTCAGCAATCCGTTTTAACTCTAACCGAACTTCCCGTCACCATGCCCACAGAGCAGGAATTGGCTTATATGCGGTCACGGGATTGGGAAAAGGCAGAAATGATGGGTGTTCAAGTACCTAGCGAAAAGATTAAGCAGCGTACCGGATACCGACGCGCTACTGACATAGTTCGCGAGATGGCAACAAGAAATGCTCAGAATAATCTACCTTCGGGCAATTGATAACCTCGAATAAGAGGAAACAAGCTTGAGCAATCTTTGGCAAGAGTATCGAGGCTGTATCAACTTTGGTTACCCGTGGAAAAGGGACGCAAACGACGATTGAAAAACGAATCAGAGGAGTATCCGAATGTGGGCATTGCTTTTGATACGGCGCAGGGTATAATTGATGCAATTGTGGATAATTTGGACTGAATTATGACTAACACTTGGCACGATTACAGGGGCTTCAAGATAACAACGAATAAGACCTTTGAAGAGGCGCGAGACAGAATTGCTAGGGGTTCAACTGAGCCAGTAGTTATTGGGCATTATTTCTATGTTTGGCATCGTTGTAATCCTGAACAGGGTTTTAAGGGATTTTGCCGAATACGAGACTTGCCCGTTGTAGATTATCCTACTGAATCCGAGGCAGTGATTAAGGCACAAGAGACTATTGACGAGATTTTGAAGTACAATTAATTATGAGTTACCTTCCCGAAAATACTCGACTTGGTAAACTTGAGTATGTAGATATTTTCAATCAATACGATAATCAGCCCGTCTTTTTCTCTTGTCGAAATCAGGACGAACAAAACTATCTTGGACTTTGGGTAGATGAAATAGACGATGGCAACAGGTGGCTTTACACAGCTATTTCACCGACCAAGTTGAAGTGGCTGAAACAGGGAACGATTGACATTAGAAGCGCATTTACGCAGGCGACAAGTGGATTTGTTTACGATGTTAGAACCGATAAAAGTAGAGTTTCAAGTGCGAAGATGTTGAGTTGTTTTGCTTTGACTGATGAATTACTACCTGTAGCTAGCGAGTTTTTGAAGTACAATTAATCTTGTATCCACTTACTCAGGCTGGGGAAATCAGCTTTATTTTTGAGCATTCCACCGTGATACAACGAAGCTATTCCAGCATGGTAACAATTACCAGTTGCCGCACTCATTAATAAACTATCGTGCAATTCTTCACCTGTCGAACTATCTGGATTGTCAAACCCTATTTCAAATGGTAGGAAGTTATCGACCCCAGCGGCTTGTGCCGCCACAAAACTCCATGCAATTGCAGCTTGCTCGTCTCCATGTATTAAGGCATTCCAGTTCTGCAACTTCAGCCCCTTCCCTGCCGTAGCATCACATTTACTTTCTACAAGTTCAACCAGTTTAGGAGATTGCTCCCAGTCAAGATTTTCACTGAGGTGCGGACGCAGCCAACTAGGAGTTACTGCAAGATGTCCTAAATCGTGCAGTAAGCTCCCAGGGTGCGTCTGATTGTTTATTACGGCAATTCCTTTTATTATCCATAGGTTCGGGAGAAAAGAAAGATTATAGATTTCGGAAATATCTTTCTTCATAATATTGGAAATTTCCCGGTCTGTAATTTTTAAAATAGCTAATCCAATCGAATCCGCCCAGGTTGCGATTTTTTCGCAATCTTTTTGCCATGCTGACTGTTTCTTTATTTGATACAAATTCATGGTACTTTGGTTGATAAATTATCGGCTATGATGGGGAATTCCTGAAGTTTGAAATGCTTCTCGCGCGTTGATGTCGGGCATTTTAAGCTTCAGAAAGAACTCAACCTAAAGAGAGAATCCAGCAGCGTGTTTATGTCCACCGCCTCCTAACTTTTTCGCGATTTCGGAAACATCAGCACCGTCAGGACGCGAACGTAATGAAACTTTCTGTGGGTCATCGGTCACGACAACCACAAATGGGTATTCGTGATAACGAGTAGCACCCATCGCTCCGAGCATCGAATAGTAGCGAAACAGGTGAGGCGGCAAGGGGAAATAAGGAACCTTGACCCCAGCAATCTCTATGTATCTTGAGTCACAATCCCATTCATTACAAAAATAGGTCTGAAACCCCGTCCTTCTAGGACGGCTTTATATTAAAGTTTACACTTTCACGAAATAGATGCTATACTGTGAAGTATGACACAGAAAGCATTCAAGTACCGATTCTATCCAACTCCTGAGCAAGAAAACTTGCTGAGAAGAACGATGGGTTGCGCTCGTTTAGTCTACAACAAAGCCCTTGCTCTTAGAACGGAGGCTTGGTATGAAAGGCAAGAGCGAGTCGGATACACTGAAACTTCTGCGATGTTGACCGAGTGGAAAAAGCAAGAAGACTTGCAATTTCTCAACGAAGTTAGCTGTGTGCCAGTACAGCAGGGCTTGAGGCATCTGCAATCCGCCTTTACTAACTTCTTTGCGGGTCGGGCAAAATACCCTAACTTCAAGAAAAAGCATAATGGTGGCAATGCAGAATTTACCAAGTCCGCTTTCAAGTGGAAAGATGGACAAGTTTACTTAGCAAAGTGTATTGAGCCGTTGGATATCAGATGGAGTCGGGAGATTCCACCTGATACTGAGCCATCTACTATTACAGTAAAACTTGCACCCTCTGGAAGATGGACTGTTTCTTTGTTGGTTGACACTGAAATTGAAACATGGCAAGAATCTACTAATCAGATTGGTTTGGATTTGGGTATCACTAGCTTGATTACCCTGAGCAATGGCGAGAAAGTTGCAAACCCTAAATGCTTCAAAACTAAACGTCGCAAGCTCAAGAAAGCCCAGAAGCGTTTGTCCCGCAAGGTCAAAGGTAGCAACAATCGACACAAAGCTAGACTTAAAGTTGCTAGAGTTCACCAAGAAATTAGCGACTCTAGAAAGGATTTTCTTCACAAACTGACAACTCGACTGGTGCGTGAAAACCAAACCATCGCCGTTGAGGATTTGGTTGTGAAGAATATGGTCAAGAACCACAAACTTGCCCTTGCTATCAGTGATGCTAGCTGGGGGGAACTGGTCAGGCAACTCCAATACAAGTGCGGCTGGTATGGTCGTACTTTTGTCAAGATTGACCGATGGTTTCCTAGTTCTAAGATGTGTGGGCATTGTGGTCACGTTGTGGAAAAGCTGCCTTTGAATATTCGAGAGTGGGAGTGTCCTAAGTGTGGGACAAACCATGACCGAGATATCAATGCAGCAAAGAATATTTTGGCGGCAGGGCTTGCCGTGTCAGTCTGTGGAGCGACTGTAAGACCTGAACAGAGTAAATCTGTTAAGGCTGGTGCTATGAAGCAGAAACCTAAGTTGTGAGTCTTAGGAATCACCGTGCCTTCAGGTCGGTGAGGATGTCAAAGTCTTTGTCGTTCAAATAGCTGTCGCCAACTAATTCAAATTTGTTGCAGCCTTGCTCTTGAATTGCTTTTAAAACTACCCACGCAGCACAGATGCCGTCAGGACAGTCAGTACCAGGCTTGACTTGGTGATAAACTACAACTGGTTTGTTCATGGGGTTTTATTTGTCATGGTTCTTGCGGTTCTTTTCAGCCGTACCGCAGATTGGCGTTTTGTGTTAGCCGTAGCCGGAGCCGTCGCCGTCGCCGGAGCCGGAGCCGTCGCTGTAGCCGTAGCCGTAGCCGTCGTTTTTCATTGTCCTTGTCCTTTTCCTCTTAATCTGACCTAATCTGATTTGATACCATTTAAGGACAATGTGACGACCATTCTGGTACAGAGGCAATCGAATCTATTGCTTTTGTAGAGCAGGGAATTACCTCGATAATTCCCAAAACTAGAATCTCTGGGACTTCACAAGGAAACATACACGACTCGGGATGTAACACTCCTTTCTGTGACAATTCAGAAAGGGACGACGCCCCCTTCCATTTCCAGAGCCGACGAGCATTTTGAATTCGCGCATTGCCCCCCTCCACCTCTATTAAAGTGCCAGCAAAGACACCTGCATCCTTAGAGCGGATGAGGCAATATATTCCAATAAAATCTGTGAAGATAGACATTTGATTTTGGTTTTGATATGGTTTTCTTGCGGTTTTATTCAGCCGTACCGCAGATTGGCGAAAAAGGTTAGCGCCTAGAATTTACAGCATCAAGGTAGCTCATTGCCTCAGCCTTAGTCGAGAATAAGTTTCCGATGATTGAGTATGCTGGCCACGCCCAATAGTTTCCACCTTGACCTTGAAGAATGTGGCCGATGCCTTTATAGCATTCCGTAGCTTTCAAGAATTCCTTTTTATTTTTAAAAACTAATGGCCAATGACCTGCACACGGCAGTGTAAAATATTCTTCCGAGAACATGGTTTGACCAAGTTTATATATCTTCGCTGTTTCAGATGCTTCAACTTCTGCTACTTCAACTTCGGTCACTTTAACTATTTCTGCTTTTGCTTTGAAAATCATTGTTTTCTATTGGTGTTGAGTGGTTTGCCGTTTCGCGTGTAGGATGCGCGACCCCTGTGAATTTACTTATTCAAGAAATATTGAGGGATTTTCGCCTCAAAGTAAGCTTGATTTCTTGTGTATGTAAGCTGTTCGTCTCCTTTCAACTTCTTTTCTTCGTTCATAATCATCTTGTCTAAGATGACTGAGTGGTGGTATTTTTCGTTTGGAACTGATTGCAAAATTTCCCTTTTTTCGAGGCAGTAAGCTTTGAAATGTTCGATAAGAGTTTTTAGCTCGGCGTTATTCATTGTTTTTCTCAGTTAGTTGCTGTTTCGCGTGTACCATGCGCGACCCGGTTGTATTACTTGTAAAATTGGGTGTATTTCTTTTGAGTAAAGCAGGCCCTATCGTCATCATTGTCTGAGTCTCGGTATTCCCAACCGTCGGGAATAGCTTTAACTCCAAGCTTTGACCATCCCGTAGGTCTGTAACAATTGCGGTGTGGTCCGCTCTCGTCTTGTACGTGGTAGTCTGAATTTACTCCGCTAATCCAGCGCTTGTGCAAATAGAATTGAATCTTTTTGCCGCAAAATTCACATTTGCAAGTTTCGCTGATTGATTCGCTTTTGGTTTCAAAAAAAAGGAGAGGGATTTCGTGTTTTTTCATGTGGCGAAATAACGGGAGGAGTAATCCTCCCTGTGGTGCGTTATGCGCGAGGTTTAGACTTGTTAAAATTGGCTTGAGTCACTCTTTCTGTCAATTCAAGGTCTTTTTGAGAATGCCGCGTTTTGGTTCGTGGGTCATTCTTCTTCCAAACACCTCCCGCTAAATCGGCAGGAGTCAGCACCAGTTCGCACTGATAGTGTACAAATCCATTTTGTCTGAAAACTTCCAAAACTTTCCACGTCATCGGTGTTTTATAGAAAGACCGCTTTTCGTCTTTCACTAGGTCGCCAACTGCAAACTCGATTTTATCGTTACCTCTAGAGAAACCGGGGATTGTGATGAAAGGAGCCGAGGACTTGATAAATGCGCTATTACTTTCACTGAGCTTATGAATCAAGCTTTCATGCTGGAATAAGTCGATGTCAACGGGGCTGCGTTTTTTCATTTGCTTCAATTTAGTGGCTATGTAAACTACTATAGGCTACCCGCAAAGGTTTGTCAAGTGTTTTCTAAAAGTATTTTTTGGCGTGGTCAAAGACGTATGCGGTGTAAGCGTTTCGGCTGTTGTGGCGAAATAACGGGAGGATTGTTCCTCCCAGTTGTGTGCTATCTGTTAGTCTTCGAGCGCTTCAACTGTAGTGCTATCAGTCGTTGCTGAAGCTCCCAAATCTCAGATTTTAGTGCCGATTCTTCTTCTAGCTGATTCCGTTTACTTTTTGTTGCAACCCATTCTTCCAGGCTTATACAATCGGGCGCGGAGTCGGGTTCGGGTTGCAAAACGGGCTCTAATTCAATCGGTGCGGGTGTATTGAGTTTTTCATAATACCAGCGTTTGTCTGACGGTTCGTTACCGTATTCGTCAATTAATTGTGACGCTACGCCATTCTCTACATAGTAGTAGAATAGTTTGGTTGCGCGAAGATGTTCCTTGCCGTCAGCCTGCACAAATCGTTCATATCTGTCGTCCCAAGTAGCGTCAGCGAACTTGTTGTAGTCAATAACTCCGGCAACTGCCGAATCTTTCATTTCTTGGGTGTAGCTGGGGTGGTAGTAAACACCCGTCCCAGACGACCAAGCGGTATCGTCTATCAAAGAGCCGTGATATTGAACCGTTTCATGCTTTTTGCAAATCTCTTTAACGGCTTGCTTGGTTGCGGCTGTGCCGAGAGTCATCTCCCATGCGACACCGACATCATTGCGCTTTGTTGTTACTGAAAATTTAATATCTTTGAAATTTTGCTTGAGGTCTTTTTTGAGTGCTGCTGCGAGTGTAGTCATTTGCTTGCTTTGATTTAGTGGCTATGTAAACTAATATAGGCTACCCGCAAAGGTTTGTCAAGTGTTTTGGAAAAGTATTTTTTGGCGTGTTTGAAACGTATATGGTGTAAGCGTTTCGGCTGCTGTGGCGACAAGGTAGCTAACGCTTGCGCTGGCTGCATATAATACGCGCGCGAGCGGGTGCGCTCGATTCTGCTATAACAAGGCTGGCAAAACAAAAACCACCCACAGCGGTTGGGACTGTGAGTGGTTTTTGTTGATTTCCTGTTTGTTCAAGCTAAGGTTCGTCAGGCATTGCCGCAACCTTGGCGAGATGCAATGCCAAGTCTTCCGTCACCTTAACTGCGATAAGCTTGCTTCGCTCTCCGCAAGTTTGATGAATTTCTCTAAGTGCAGTTTTTAGGTTTTTGCCTTTACAGAATACGTTGACACTCTCAGGGTTAAAACCACTGAGATTCTTAATTCAGCGACTGACCTTTAAATGTTGCGTCCTTTCGGCAATACTCAAACTTTTTAACCGTAGAAACCTACCAATTAACGAGCCTGATTCGCAGTCACTCCAGAGGGTCTATCTCCAAAAGCGTACTAGGATATTGACCTAGAGTTCGGGTATGCCCTACCCTACTTAACAAAAAGAATTATTTTGTTTACTGGATTTAGGACTGTTTTGTTTAGCCCCTGACTGTTTATAGAGTTATCGTCGCTCTTTGTCCCCCGGTTTGTGCCTAAAAGTGTGTCTTAGTCCCTGTTTTCCACGATGGCAAAGGAGTTTAACCTTGACTATTGCAGTATAACACAATTAATGAAATTTTCCGTAGTTTGAGGAATAAATTTAAGAAAGATTGAAGGGGACTGAAGTCCCCGCTCGCTTTCATCTCAGGACTAAAGTCGCTGAGCTTTCCGCATTCCGCTAGTTTCCTTGTAACTAATTGATTGGCAATGTACTCTTGTCGCTGTCTTTGGAGTTGACTGAGGCTTTGATGGGATAGAATCAGCTTTTTTAGGTCTGTCTTTATTTTTTCCATTTCTACACCTTAAGGACAAAGCTTCAACCCGTTCGCAATCACCGGGTTCAAGCTTTTGTACAATCGTGGGCTACTTGGATCAGGTTTGTGGATTGGTTCGACAGGTCGGAAAAAGCCTGAGCTACGGGCAATACCATTCAGCGCATATTCAGTTCCGTTTGGTGCGATGAACGTCACAACTTGCCGACGTTCGGAAAACCAGACACAAGACAGCCTCCCTTCCTCCACTGTAAACGGCCAATCTACTCCATACTCGTTCTGCCGAATCGCTTTACCTTTCTCGCCGCCACAACCGACCAGCGATAAAGCCAGTAATGTCAATAAAACCGTATTAATAGAAATTGATTTTTTGGCAATCATGCACTTTTCCCCTTAGTTCGTTTTTTCTGAATCTTCTCAAACTCTGTCGCTATCTCGCTTTTAGGTGCTACCTTCTCTCGGTAGTCAAAATAAAACTTGAGTACGTTTTCCAGTGCTTCGGAGTTGTTCATCTCTTCTTCAACACAATACGCCTTGAAACGTTTATACAGTTCTTTCGGGACGTGACCCCGCAGTGGTGAATAAGTGGGGTCTTCTTTTTTTGACATGGAAATGCTCTACTACTTCGCGACTTCTTTAAGTGTCTCACAGAAAAACCTAGTCGTCTAGCGGGTTTCAGCAAAAGTACAAAAATAGTTTGCGTTGCCCCTTGACAACTTCGCGCAGTATCCTTTACAGTGTGTTCATGTTCGTTAAAAGTTCGTTGCAAGTTCATTAGAAATTTGTCGAACTAATAACGTGCACATAATGAACATTTAGCAACCTTAGAAATCTACCATGTACGCCCAGGTTCATAGCCAGTTCAAACCGTTATCGGCAATAGTTCCAGACGAGATTGACTGGTTAAATACTGATCTGATGGCTGCAACGATGGGTATCTCTTTAGGGCAATTGCGTCGGGATGTGGTGACACTCCGAAAGCTGGAGTTGATTCAGTTGGAAGAAGTAACAAGGGAAACTCAACTTACTGAGATGTTCCCAGACAGAAAGAAGCCCTTTCGATGTCGCCGAAAAGGGTTTACACGGGAAGAAGCGCAGGTTATCTGGCTATTCCGACAAGCTGTTAGGCAACGCGGACGAATACCTGCAATCAAGTCAATCATCCAAACCATAGAGGACTACTTCAATGACTACTCAATCTGAACAAGAAGCAATCAATCAAGCCAAATCTGCAAATCGTAGCGGCGGTCGGAAGGGTAAAGCAGCTAAACCGCTTGATACTAATGCCGGAGTCGGCAACATTCAGGCACAACTAGACAAGGCTAGAAACGACGTTCGGCGGAGCACTAAGGCATACGTTTTAGGCGGAATTACTGACGCTATCGGCGACATTTCAAGAGGAGATTTTGGCGACATTGGAGACGAAATTTTTGGACATCTTGAAGGATTTTCTACCTCTCTTGCAGAACTAGAAGATGAATCGCGTTTCCAACTGCCTTCGACAGACCCAAAAAAAATGCTTGCGGCTGCGGATGTCATAGACGTAGCGTAGTCAATCGGTGGGAGAATCAGTTGCTGTTTCGGTTGATTCTCCTAATACTAATCAATCAATGTTTAACCACGGAAAATCAACCAATGTTTACCAAGATTATTCGACTGTTTTCTCGGATTGTTTCTAATAGTATTCTAGCAAATGACCGCATTCTTTCTCTTGAACTTTTACATTGTTAAAAAACATGGCTATCACATTGACTCATGCAGAGTATTTAGCAACAAAGAGACGAATAAACCGCCTAAGTCAAGGAGAGAAAAAGGTTTTAATAGCGATTCACGAAATCGGTATTAGTACGAACAAAGAAATAGCGAGGAGGTGTTTTCGCACGGAAAACAGCATTTCAGTAACTTTGAGCGAATTGAAGAGTATGGGGATTATTGAAAAAGGTTCCAACCCTTCAGACAAGAGAGAAAGCCATTGGTGGATTACCGACATTGCCATAAGCCAAGTATTGTTAATCAACGACCGAGAGCCAACACTTAAAGAGGTTAATTCATGAACACAGTTACGAAAGAACGTCAACAACTAGCCAATCTGCATCTAAACGCAGGTGGAGCGGTAGTCGTTAGCAGTTCTCAATCGGATTTCAATCAACACCCAGAACCGTCGAACAGTAAACAATTCTTGGTGTTTGGAGGCGCGTTAAGCTTGCTGGCTGCGGGTGCAATTGCTGGCTACTTAGCGACGAACGCTATCAATCAAAAAGCGCTTTCTGAAGCCGAAAAAGAAAGAATAGTTGCTAGTTTCAACCTACGGCAAAATCAAGCCAAGATTGACGAGTTTTGCAAAACTAATTCATCGTTTGGAAACAAGTAATGGCTAAGGCTGAAAAGAAGTTGGCAAAAGCTCACGACGTAGACCTTGCGTTAGCTAATGTCCCGCAATGGCTTTCAGGTGTTAAGATTCCGCCAGCATTAGTTCGATTGTTTGGCATCAATCCTGGTTTAATTGGTGCTTTAAATCTCGAAAATCTGGCACAAACAAAAGCCCTGTCAGAAGGAGCTTTGCTGCAAGTTGAAATGGCTAATAAATTCTTTGAGTACCTTGCGACTATCTGCGAGTCACACGAAGAAATCGAAAGCTTAAGAGCCGAGGCGGTTAAACTCATGTACGCCACCAAAAAAAAGGAAGACGCCTTTATTATGTCTTCCTTATTGGCAGGCACAGAGTATGAAGAACATTACCGCACCTGGCAACATCAACTAACAGAAGAACAAGGGTTTATTCAAGGAAAAGGAGATATAGAAAGGGATTACCTAACACAAGACTTCAAAAACCGTCTTTTAATAGCTGCTGACGCTACAAAAAGGAAGAGAGAGAAGTCAGACGGTCAGGTCGAGAAAACCAAAAGTCAAGTTTCCGACAAGGTAAAAGAAGAAACGGAAGACGACCAAAAGATAGCGGCAGCCAGAACCAAGCTTGAAAAGCTTTTTAGTAAGAGGTAATCGGAATGTTTATGTACCCAATGGGGGAGGAAGGAAACACTCCGATTACCCCCTACAAATCAGCCGAGGTGATTGATGTAGTATCTGAAGATTACGCAGAAAACGATGTTATTCCAATTGAAAACGACCTTTATAAAAGGGTGACAAAGCAATGGCTACTCGCTCAGGAATTAGCGGGTTTGACCATCTTTATCAGCGGCGCATCACTACTTTTCCTAATCTTTCGCTCAATCAACTGGTTTGTTGTCGTCATGGCGTTGTTTGGATTAGTGTTAGTCGGAGTCGGGCTGATATTCGCCTTTGCTTGGGGGCAACTCAAGACACTTGACAAATTTCGATTGTTTGCTGGTGGCGTCGGAACTGGTTTCGCTGCTGCTATCAGTAATTCCGACCTAATGTTGGATTGGCTCGCCAAGAATCAGCAGTTGGCTGTTACAGTGCTTATCGGCTTCCTGGCTGTTTGTTTACTTACAGCCGTTAAGTTCGCTAGTAGCTTCCTGCCCAAAAGAAAGAGGGGCTACTGATGAAAAAGAACCTCAAAGCAGTAGCAATGTTTTCTGGCTGTGTGACGGCTGCTTACGCGCTGATGATACTCGGTGCAATGGTTCCCAAACAAACCCGCTATCAATTAACCAGTACCGAGCAAATCGTCACAGAGCGCGAATACAAAGCGCTCAAGAAGCCCGCCACCAAAGTTGCATCAAACTACACAATTCTAGCCATTCTGTTGTTAATGGGTTCGGTTCCTCTGTCGGTGATGGCATTCCTGATAGTCTCTAATCGACTCCCAGAAGTCGAGCTAGAGGCAGAAGAATACCAGAAAGCAACGCGCGTTCGCAAGATTCGCACTGAGTCCGAACTTCAGACAGAGCGGGAGTTGTGCGAGGCAAACAAAACAACAACTGTTACAGCACACCAGAAAGACCTCGAAAGCGCGTTTATTGAACTTGCAGAAGCTAGCAATTGGTACGCTAGTGAGCCGGAAACACGCCAGCAACAGCAATTACCCGCCGTTGACACTCAATCAGTCAATCAACAAGCTTCCTTGCCGTCAGTAAGTGAAAACGAGGCTGAAAAAAAAAGTATCTTGACTGACGGTATCGTTGACACGTTTGGGGTGACTGAAATTGCTAGCCAACCAGTGCTTGAACCGGGTTTGTTGCATCCGTCCGAAACTAAAGCGAAAGCTATTCTTAATCAGCTAGCGTTATCGAGAAAATCCCTGCTATTGATTGCAGGTACAGGCGGCGGTAAAAGCGTTACTCAAGCGGCTTTGATTTCAATACTCAAAGAGAAACAGCCGTCCGCAGAGTTCTGGGTAGTTAGTCAGAAAAATGATAGTTTCTGTGGGTTGAAAGAGAAGGGAAGAGTCACAATCTTTGACATCAACCAAGTCAAAAAAACACTCGATACTATTCACCATGTATGGAGTATCTATGACAAGCGCAGACACTTAGACGAGGAAAAGAGGAAGAATCTATCACCTGTTCGTCTACTACTGGCTGACTGGTTCAGCATCAGCTTAGCGTTAGAGAAGTTAACCGCTCATCCCGACGTTAAAGACTCTAACTACTTAGTTGAATTGGTAGATATTGTTCTCAATGGGCGTGACTTCAATGTTTGCTTGTGGGCAGATTTACAAAGTTTCAATCTAAAAGCAATTGGCATGAAAGCCGACAACAACTCGCGTCAAAACTTCAACCTAATTGGGCTAGGAAATTACTATACAACTGATGAAGGAGTGAATGATTCTTATGGTGTCTTGTCCTACATGATTCAAAGTCAGCACATCATCAGTGACAAGGATATTCGAGTTAGATTGATTGCTGAATTCGAGAAGCTTAGACCAATCTCGCAACACAGCGAACGTCCTATTATTTTTTCGACATTGGAACCAGCGAGTGTTTGCCTTCAAGCTGATGTCAGGTACTATCAACAGCAGCATCAAAATACTGCTGTAATTGAATTAGAACAACCTAAAGAAATGAAATTGATTGAGTCGCAAACTGAAATCAAGACAGACAAAGAGAGTGAGATTGAGAGGCTGGAACGGATTTTCGGTCTTAAGCCGGAGTTAGGCGAATCTGAAATGATTTCAGATACCGCTCAAGGCATGAAACAACCATCTGACAATGGTTTCACCAATTCGGATATTGTTTATTTCACGCCCTTGAAACTCGGCAGAAATCAAGCAATTGAGCTAATTCAAAAACTGAAACAGGAAATGAAACACAATCAAACCGAAATTATTTGGATGTTATGGAACGCACGACCAGGCAAGACTAAAGCTTACGAATCAGCACTTGCAGAATATAAGGAGTTGACATGGTGAGGAAGCTTAGCAATCGCTATATCAATGGCGTTCGCAATGATTATGTGCCAGGCAGTGTCTACATCTTTAAAGACACAAAAGGCTTCTACAAAATCGGATTTACTGGTCGCGCAATTCACCTACGAAAACGCGAATTAGAGGAAGATTGGGGCAAGCTAGAGTTGGTAGAGTTGGTACATACCTCAAGCATGAGAGCGTTAGAAGTTAAGATGCACAATCATTTCGACAGGTTTAATGTTTACATGGGTCGGAAGTCAGGGGGTACAGAGTTCTTTCGACTACCTTACTCAGAACATTGGAAAGCTCGATATCTACTTCATTGTTGGAGTGAAAGTAATAAGCCTTTGTGGTTCTACTTCTACCTTGTTGGCGGTTGGATTAAATACGCTTTCACACAGATATGGAAGATTGCAAGGAAAAAGAAATAAACTTCTTGCACACCACCTCGGAGTCGGAGTGTGCAGGTCTGCCGGATATCGGCAACGGTCAATTAACACAACTAACAAATGCTAAACAAGCTTGTCAAATTAATTCCAAGTAAGCCTCTTAACGCTTTGTACGATGCTGTTTTTGGTGAATTGGTCAATCGAGGTGATATCCAGTTTCCCGATGACGATTCATGTATTGAAACCTTGTACAAGGGTTATTCAATCAAACTCAGAACGGAGATTGACCAAAGCTACACAACAACATGGAGTATCTATCAAAGCGACTTAATCTGCGAGGGCGAAGATGAGTTCTATTCTTCAGTCGGCGAAGCAGAAACTTCTGCTATTAGCTGGATTGATTTTCACTGTTTACCAAGACTCGCCAAACCGACAGGAGTAAACTAATGAGCAACATCATCTCAGTAGCAATCAATAAACTCTTGGGCGGTTTGGGCGAAATACGTCTCTACACTCAAGAAGAGACAAACGAACTCGCGGGTGAAACAAAGAGACTACAGGAAGCCGTGAACCCAACAGTGGAGAACCTGAGACTACAAAGTCAGGTTCTCCGAGCCAAAGCAGACATTACCATTGCCCAACTTCAAGGTGTATCAGAAAAAGCTAGGGCAACAACTGATGTAGCCGTAGCAGCGGCAGACACCATAGAAGTTGTCGTTACCGAGTCGCAAAGATATTACGAAGCCGAGCAGCGAGTCAAATCTGTTGCAGCACAAGTTCTCCCTGATTATGCGGCTTTACTCTCTGGGGATAGCCCATCTAGCCGTCCCGAACAAGTTGAGCAATCTCGCAATTTTCTACAACTACCTTACAGGAAATAAAATGTTTCCACTCGCATTAGGATTGACCGTTTTAGTTTCGACCAACTTTCTAATTTATGCAATCAAATCTCAGTTACTAGCCGCCAATATAGGGATTATCATTCTAGGGTTAGTTATCTGTTCAAATCTTTTGGCAACCTTGATGCCTACACTGTTCTCAGAGTTGTGGAGCTTTCCGGCCAATAAAGTTATCGCCTACTCTATCGGATTCTGGTTTTGTATCACTTGTGGACTTATCGTAGGGATTGCAACCTAATGTCAAACACAACTGAACATTTTTTGGGAAATCTTTTTAACGAAAAAGATTTCAACGCTCTAACCACCAAAACAACCGTAGCAATATCGATATCTGGTGGTGCGTGGTTAGGAAGTCTATTCCTTGGTGGTAAGCCATCAAATCTTAAAACGGCAAGTCTGTTGCTTGCTATTGCCATAGGAGTTTTGGCAAGCTCGTTAGCGCTCAAAAGACAGAAGTTAGTACGGAAAAAAGCCGTAATGACGCAAGTGGAAAATAACGACTTCCTGCAAAAGACAGGTGTTCTCACTGGGTTAAACGCAGAGCTAACAACAAAGCACCTAGAAGAGTGCTTGAAGCAAGATGTCAAGCCAAATTCTAAATAGCAGGAGAGCAAATGGATTTATTTCAAAGGATTGTCGATGTCTGGACACCGCCAATCGTTAAAAAAGGTAATACCACTGAATCAGTACCTACTGAAACCGCTAGCAGACAAAGGATAGACTCAGGTTCGAGCCTTGAAAATCAAATCTTGATTGAGGTCAATGACTACAGAAAGAGTAGAAAACTCAATCCTTTGACAATGGATTCAAGGCTTAACGAGATTGCTACTAATCATAGTAGGTGGATGAATAAAAGCAGTCGCCTAACTCATGATGGTTGGAATGAGGAAAGGGGCCCGCAAGTTATGAAATCTTTTGCGAGAGCCGGAGAAAACTTAGCGGGTGGAGAGTGTTACGATTATCAATTTTCCGAGCAACGCACATTGATTGTCCCTGGCTGGATAAAAAGTCCAGGACATCACACAGTAATGATTCAACCTTATTTCACGCATACCGGAATTGGTATTTCCGTCTCACGACTCCAGGGTGATGATGGAAGAATCAATTATTTTGCAACTCAAATATTTGGAGCGTAACAGCAATGTTCAATAAAAAAAATCTTGGGAAATTAGAAATCTCAAGAGACGAAATCGAGAAGATGATAAAAATTGTCCACTCCGGTGATGTATACCGAGAGCGGGGAGGACTTTTCAAAACAGATGGCACGGTAACAGAAGAACCTAATACGGGCGGTAGATTCTGTCGAAGTATGCTCATTTTGGACACCGACTCGTTTGACTGGGATAAAGTTAAAGCACTTTGGATTAGCAACGAAATTGAACCGGAAGAGGGGTATTTCGATGAATGTTGTAATCGTTGTGTAACAGCACGGGAAGCCAAAGTGAAAGCCCCTAGACTGGATTTTGTCACTCCGGCTCAAGGAAATTGGGCGGATGCCTTTAAGGTTCCGGTAGCGGTGTACCAAGCTGAAAGTCCGACAATACTTGGAAGTTTCGACTACTATGACCCAACCGGGAAAACCCTAGGGGTCAATTTCTACCCTCAGTCAAAACAGGCAGGAATTGCGCGAAAAGACCCTAAGCTATTAACGGCAACTGCTTTAAAAGCTGTAGAGTTTATCAAAGCAAGGGAGGCTCAAATAACTGAAGAATGGATGGCTCTAAAACAAGAGTACGCCACTCAAGAAAGGCGTTGCATGGAAGCAGCCGAACAAGCCTTGCTCCAATTGGAGACTTTGAGTGTTGACTACGCAAACGCAGTGGAGAAAATTAAGCGTTACGGTGGTCAATCTCCGCGTCAGCCCAACTATCAGGAGTGGCGAAACCTGCATATCAAAACGGGTTTCAGCTCTCAGAATCAATCACAGCAAGCAAACCAAGCAAAACAAGTTGCCCAGATTAAGCAGCAATTGCTGTCTCCATCCCCCGACCCTTTTGAATTTCCTTCTGAGTTGCCGGAGAAGATTGGTATCCCAGTTCAGGCTTACTCCAACTGGTGTAATTGAATTAAAACGGATTAGCGGCCTTTTATATACCGTCAAAAATGGCTGCTTCTATCCCAACCTAGCGAGTCAATTCAGCAATTTAGTAAAAACTACCCACTAAAATCATGGCTAAGAAAATCTGTCGAGTTTACATTGCCAAAGATAGTGTCAAACCAAAGCTGCTTCCCGTTTTGGCTAGAGAAGTTCGAGACTTAATCGAGACTTGTCTTTTCAACCAATTGCGAGCCAGTTACGACGAACTTGTCAAAGATTTGCAAGACCCCAAAAAACGCGCTGAACTTCTAACTAGATTTCCAGAATTGAAAGATTGGGAGACCCCTACCGACAAAGAACTCAGAGAGTTGGTAGAACAAGAGCAATGCGACTATGACGGACAAGGTGGCTGGAGCTATTCAATTTTAGACGAACCAACCTGTGTTACTGGAACGCTTGAAATATTTGTTGCTGGCTATCAAGCTAAAGTAATAGGCTCGTCTTGGGGTGCGCCCTCAGAGCATCCTGGGTTCAAATTCTCGGAACAAACTATTAACGATTGACACATGAGAAAGACGATACAATCAATACTGTAAACAATATTGCAGAGACACATCCCTGAGAGAAATCTTGGGGTTTCTTGTATGCAGAAAAAAAACAAGTCACCCAGCAATTACTGTGCAGTTTGCAACAATAAAATTGCCTTATTTTGTTGACTTTAAAGATAGTTATTTATAATTACTATCTTGTGGTTACATCAGTAGGGTCAGTTTCTTTTCAAGTAGCACTGGACACATCTAGAGTAGTCCAAGATATCTCGCAGCTTCGTTCTTCTGTTGGTTCGCAAGGAATAAGCCTGCGTGCTGGACTGGATAATAGTCAAGCTGTAACAGCGTTAAGAGAGCTTACCCTTGCGGTTCAAGCATTGAACAATACTATGGCGGGTATTACCATTCCTCCAATAGTAGTTCCCCCGATAGAAATCCCACCCGTCAACCCAGCTCCAGCAATTGTAGGTTTCCAGGCGTTGGCGGATGCAGCAAAATTTACCTTTGGGGCTATAAAAGGGTTCGCAGAAGAAGGAATTAATACTTACAAGGGCTTTGAAAGTTCCCTCAACTCATTCCGCGCGGCAGCAGGTGCGAGTGCCGAAGAAGTAGCAGCACTTGAAAGAGAAGCGATTGCTATTGGAATCGCGACAAGTAAAACAAGCAACGAGTCGGCAGAGGCTGCTGTTGAGTTGGCAAAGCTGGGTTTCAGCGCTAAAGATACCGCTAAAAACTTACGCGGCTTAGTCGCAATGGCAGAAGCCTCTGGCGCTAGTGTTAAAGTATCTGCTTCAGTTGTTGGTGCTGCTACCACTATTTACGGCAGAAGTGCCAACGAAATTGCAAACGTAGTTTCAGCCACGGCGGCGGCTGGTGCGATTGATGCGCCTGACTTTCTGCAAATATTGTCTCAAGCTGGTGCAGTTGCAAAAGCAAACAATCAAGACTTAGAAACCTTAGCAACAACTTTTAGTTTAGTTAGAGATGCCGGATTTAGTGCCTCAACTGCCGCCACAGCGGTAAAAACAGTTATTAGCAGACTTTCAGCACCTTCTACAAAAGAAGCGTCTGAAGCCATGAAAAAACTAGGGGTAGATATCCGAGATTCTACAACCGGAGAAATGCGAAATCTGGTTGAATTAGTTCCAGAGTTTCGTTCCGCCCTTAATAAAATGCAACCGGACGAAAAGGCCAGTTTGACAAGAATAATCTTTGGAGATGAAGGCGGGCCAGCCTTTCTTGGTTTACTAGGTCAAACTCAAGACAAAATAGACAAAACTTATACAAAAATTAAAAACGCTCAAAAAGGAGATACTGGCGCAGGCTCAGCTATTGAACAACAAGCACAGTTACAACAAGGTTTGGGGAATGCTACGGAAGAGTTAAGTGGAAGTATAGACGCTCTAAAATTACAATTAGGAAAATCTCTTGCTCCCTCACTAGCCGCAGCAGCAACAGCCGCCAATTCGCTTTTAGGTGTTTTTTTGAACGCACCCGCACCAGTTCAAACATTAATTGGTGGAACAATCGCCCTTGTTACGGCCACATCTGGGTTGATTGTTGGCTATACCATTCTTGAGAAATTGCAGATTATCAAAACTGCACAAGAAATCGCCGGAGCCGCTGCAACTACTGCCGGAATTGTCGTTACAAAAGCTGCCGCTGCTGCTAAAACGGTTTACGCTTTAGCTACTACCCAAGTCACAGTTGTTATGGTTGCAAATAATGCGGCGATGGTAGTTACCCAACTTCGGTTAGTAGCAATGACGGCGAACTACCTTCGCGCAACCATTGTAACTAACTTATTTGGGACATCCTCTTACTTTGCTGCTGTTGGTCTTGGTGGTATAGCAACTAGCGCCGCCTTGGCATTAGCACCTCTTGCAGCGTTGGGTGCAGCCATTGGATTGATTGCTATTGTCCAAAAAACTCAGGAAATGAAGGAGCTTAACGTTGCGCTTGATGACCTACGAGCCAACACTGACATTGTGGGCAAGGCTGGAGTGGGTAGCGCTCAAGACTTAGGCAATGTTCAAAGCACCCGTGCCAAAGCCACAACAGAAAAGAGAGGGCTGACTGCGGTTGAGAAAGAAGCCGAGAAAAAAGCTTTAAAACGCGCAGATAATACTTTGCCCCTGCTAGATAAACAATTAGCAGAAGCCAACGCCGTCCCCGAAGCCAAGGCAGGATTATTTGGCATAGGCGGAAACGAAGCCGAAGCTCAAAACAATGCACGAAACGCTGCAATTGGTCAAATTAAAATGCAGATTGACCAAGTTAATCGGCAGAAAAAGTCAATTCAAGAATCAATTGAACTTGACAAAAAAAAAGCTGTACAGCAGGAAAAAGCAAAACCTACAGTTGACTCAGTTACAGAGGCAATTAAGAAACAATCAACAGCGCTTGAGGGAAAAGTCCTAAAGCAAAAATTTGCGATTGAAAGTGATTTGACTGCTGGTAAAATCAATGAAAAAGAAGCCGCTAAAAGGCGGGCGGCAATCGAGTTACAAGCGGCAACAGACAAAGCAAACTTTGCCAATAAGTCTGTTAAAAGTTTAGGCGATGCAAAGAAAGAGAAACCTGAAGATTTGGAGAAGCTCAAAGAAACTCAGAAAAAAGCTCAAGAGGAACTGCTAAAAGCTCAACAAGAAGCTAACGAAACTCGTGCAGCGGCTAAGAAAAAAGCTGCTGTTGATGCGATTGAAGCGCGACTATCTGAGCAGAAGTTACCTTTAGAACAGCAAGCGGCAGATTTAGGAGTTAAATCTCAAGACTTAGATTTGTCTGCTAAACAAGCTTCGGTGGCTGGAGGGGTTAACGATGCTCAATCCAAACTAGACCAGCAACGATTAGGTTTTCAGTTACAATTAGCAGACCTCGCTGGAAACACCGCAAAACAGGAGGAGTTGAAAGAGGCAATTTATCAGAAACAGGTTAGTCATCTTGTAGCCTCTCAGGCACAGCAACGGGCTAGCGTAGGACTCGCACGCAAACAGCAGGAAATCGAGCTACAACGTCAAGAGATTTCAGCCAAGATTGCAATCATTGAAGCTCAGGCAGCTTTAGCTAAAGCTGTAGCGACAGGAGCCTCAGCAGAGGAAGTTGCTGGATTAAAGCAAGCGCTAGGATTGCGAGGTCAGGCAGCCGCTCAAATTGGCAAAGGCAGAGCAAGCCAAGCTCAAGTCAATGCACTTGAAGATAAAAAGCTGTCTATTGAGCAGCGGACGACCAAGGAAAACTCAGAGCAAGGTCGAGCGATTGAGAAACAAAAAGAAGCTAGGCAGAAAGCTCTAGAGCAGATTGAACAAGCCGCCAAAGTTCAAGAGCGTACCAGTAAACTGGCAACCACAAATGAAACCCTTGGCGTTCGCAAGGCTGAACTTTCTGGCAGTATTTCAGCACAAGAAGCCGCCAAGCAAATTGAAGCAATTGGCGTTAAAACTGCTGAACGCGAACGCGGAATTTTAGAAAGTAAGTTGACAACCACGCGCCAAATGCGAGCACAGGGCTTAATCTCTGTTAAGGAATCCGCAGACCGCGAAGCACAGATTCAGCAAGATTTAACACAAGCAAATCTCAACCTAATCGAAAAAGAACTCGCAGCCAAGAAAAAGGCGGCAACCGACGCAATTGAAGCACGGCTGTCTGAGCAGAAGCTACCTCTTGAGAAGCAAGCAGCCGATTTGGGGGTCAAGGGTCAAGGCTTAGAATTAGTTGCGAAAAAACAAGGTGCAATAACTGGGGTACTAGAGGCTCAATCCAAACTAGACCAGCAACGATTAGGTTTTCAGTTACAATTGGCAGACCTCGCTAGTAATACTGTTCAGCAAGAGCAACTGAAAGAAGCGATTTATCAACAGCAGTTAAAGTCCCTTGCTCAGTCACAAGAACAACAAAAAGCAAATGTTGGACTAGCTCGTCAGCAGCAATCCATCGAGTTACAGCGCCAGGAAATTACCGCAAAAATTGGCATTCTGGAAGCCGAAGCATCGTTAGCCAAAGCTAAAGCAACTGGTGCATCTAGTGGAGAGATTGCAGCCCTCAGTCAGGCTCTAGGACTACGGAATCAGGCACTCGGACAAATCAGTAAAGTCCGTTCTGCACAATCTGAAATTAATAGTCTTGAAGACAAGAAACTGGCAATTGAGCAGAAGGCAACTCGTGAAAACCTAGAACAAACTCGCGCTATTGAAAAACAGAAAGAAGCCAAGCAAAAGATTGTTGAAAAAATTGAAGAAGCTCTCAAAGCTCAAGAGCGTATCAGTAAGCTAACGACTACAACCGATACCTTGGCAATCCGTAAAGCCGAACTTGCTGGGGGATTATCAGCAGAAGATGCCGCTAAACAGATTGAAGCCGTCCAACTCAAAACAGCAGGGCGCGAGATTATCATCCTGCAAAACAAGTTAGTTGCAACCCGTCAGTTACGTGCTCAGGGCGTGATTACTGCCAAAGAAGCCGCAGACAGAGAAGGGCAAATCCAGCAAGAATTAGCGGGTGCAAACCTTGGGCTGATTGAGAAGCAGTTAGAAGCCAAGCGCAAAGCAGCCACCCTAGCAATTGAAATTCAATTAGCCGCACAAAAACAAAGTCTTGAGAACGAGCTAAACACTCTTGACAGTCAGAAGTTTGGACTAGACCAACAGTCGCGCAAACAGGCAGCAGCGGGTGGTCTTACTTCTGCGGTATCCGACCTTGACAAGCAACGGTTGGAATTCCAGCTTGCTCTTGCAGATGCGTCCGGCGACGCCACCAAGGCTGAGGGAATCAAAAAACAGATTTATGACCAGCAAGTAGCATCACTTGCGGTTCAACAACAAGCTCAACAGCAGTCACTAGCTATTAGTCAGAAGCAGCAGGCAATAGAACTACAGCGCCAAAAAATTCAAGCTCAGATTGCCTTGTTTGAGTCTCAGGCGGCGGTTGAGAAAGCTAAGGCAACGGGTGCAGCGCCTCGCGAAATTGCAGCGTTAAAACAGGTTCAAGGTTTTCGAGAACAAGCACTCGTTCAAGTTGGAGAATCTGAAAAAGCTCAAAGTGAAATCAACCAACTTGAGCAGCAGCGGCTAAACATCGAACAACAGGGGGGACGAGAACGCCTAACACAGCAACAACAACTTGAGGAAGTTCGCAAAGCAGCGCAAGCCAAAAAAGACTCTGCTGGCAGTCTTAGTTCGACAAGCTCTGTACAGTCGTCAAATGTTTTTGATGCGTTTGGCAACGCAAAACCCGCTCTTAATCAAGTTACAATTGCCAAAGAGGTAGAGGACAAGAAACAGCAGCAAACCTTAACTGTCACCGCTCAAACTGCGATTATTCAAGCTTTGGGAGCCGTACAAACTGAAGGGTTAAAAGGTTTAGGGTTTGAAACCCCCAAGGCTGCACCTGTTGCTGAAATGACTCCCGACTGGCTCAAAGGCATCAGTGCTGAAATTGGCAAACCTTTAGAAATCGCTAAGTCACTGCCAATTTTTGACGTTCCTGTTGACACCGTTTCAGCGGTTCCCGATGTTGAAACAGCGAACAAATCCCTTGTAGCCGCTCAGAAGGCGATGGAGGATTATACTAAGAAATGGAATGCCGAAGCTAGAGCCGAAAATGAATTAGCGGCTCGTGATTTCGCAAAAAGAAAAGGTATTAATTTCAATACCGAGGAAGGTAAAGTCAATGCTGCAATTGGAGCAGCCGAGGAATCCACCTTGGGAGGTTTGCGCGAAGCGAAAGCAGCAATGGAGCAGTTTGGGAAACCCGTTAATGGAGCTTTGAAAACATTTGAAGGTGGACAGACTCCTATAACTGAACTTGAACGTTTGCAACAACAATTAGACGAGGCAAGAGGGAATCAAGTCAAGGCTGAAGGAGAGGCAAACAAACCTAAAGGATTGGAGGCTACCGTTACTAGGATTTATGAGATATTAGCAAAAAGATTAGGTGATGTAGCTCCATCTAATCAGCCCCCAATTGCTCCAAAGATTGATACCGAGGCCAAACAAATTACAATGTCCCTAGAAGAAACAGCAGGCAATATTTACAACTTACTCGAAACTATCTCGAACAAGTTAACTGGAATGGGTAAAGGCGGTGTGGGAAACCTTACTGTCGTTTCCCAGAATCCAGCAGCCGAATGTGCTGAAATCTTAAGCGCCCTAGGTAGGAGAAAATAATGCCATATCCAACAATAGAAGATTATCCATACCTAAGACTTGAAATCGACACTCTTGCGGTAACTCTAAGAAACTTGCCAAGCTACTCTAGAAAGTTATTGCACGGGGCTAAGATAGATTACGCTTTTAGTGGCAACGCATTCATAAGGCGAACGCCGCATGAAGCAAAACACCTGTGGAATGTGACTGTATTGGCTTCTTGGGAAGAGAGGAATCAGTTTTGGTCGGTAGTCAGACGCGCAGACAGTAAAATATTTGTTCCACCTTTTGACGGATATAAAATTATATTGAGTGATGTATTTCTCAGTTTGACAGAGCCTGTTACTACCCGTCTACTAGCAGACCCATTCATCAATAGTCAGAGCGGATATGTCGAATATTTTGCTAAGTTTTTAGTCGGGATTGACCTGTCTACTATTGAAGAGAAGGCGATAGGAGAGTTGATGGAATTGAGTTTTGTAATGAGCGAATTAGAAAAACTAGCCGTGTGAACTGCTAAGAATCTTAGCACGCCGTTCAACGTGTGTAGACTACTATTATCCCCCCGGTATGGGCAACGCAGGAATTGTAGCAAACTTTTTTATCGCCTGTCAATACTTTTATTGCATTTCCTACAAGTTGGTGGATGCTTGCGAACCAACCATTTTATCTGCCCGCAAATAACGCACTCCCCTTCTCGACTTTCTCTTTTTTGTTCGAGGTATTGCCTGTTTTCTCGGTTCCACTCAGCGCGAACTTTGCGACCTCGCTCTGATTGATTGTATTTTCTTTGTGGTTCTGGCGTTGGCATACTGCTATACTTAGATGAGTTGTTTCCGTGACAAGTTGCAGCTAGAAGCCCCTAGAGAGGGGCTTCTTTGTTAAGCGATTTCGCGACGCTACTTGACTTATCTTAGCGGTTTGCTATAGCCCTTGCTGAGTGTAAACAACGTCTTTCGCTTGGCGTATCATTCCATCAAGCAATCCGTTATTAAATCCGACAAAGGAGTTGGGTGTTTCGATATGTTGCCAACCCATAGCGATAGCTAAATCAGCTTCAGCAAATCGAGTACCTATAGTTTTCCGACAGCCCTTTGCAATGTACTTCAATTCAAGACACTTTTTGTTAGTTATGTGGCCTTGATACCGTTCAGCAGAGACGATGTTAGCTTCCACTATTTTGACGCACCGTGATACGGGACAGCCAATCGTATTAACAAGCATTAACGTGACCCGCTGTCCTTCAAGCGCTTTGACATCAAAATCAGATTGAGATTGTGGGACTGCTGCGATATTCATTATTTTTGCTGTTGTTGAATTCCGTGACTCTTTTAATATAATACACGGTGCGGAGATTGTCAAGCGTTTTGGGAAAGTATTTTGTAGATACGGTGAAAGGATGACTGTGTACAGAGTCTAGCGGTTGGGGTTGCTGGCGTGGCAACGTTGCAGCGCTGGTGGTAGATTTTGCGACGTTTGAGGCGGGCTAGAGCGTTCAGTCTGCGGCCGCTCCCAAACGGGTAGGATACTCAGGGACGGTTAGTCGCGCATCCTCACAACGCGCGACTCCTGTGGATTTATTGGCTCGACTATTTTGGTTTGATTTTTAGTGAGTAAGGCAAAGTTTTTTCTTGTGTTTCCGATTGCATTAATTTCTCAAACCATTTGATACTTAGTTTTTCCACACTTGACCGCGGGTGGCAGGTTTGTGGAGCATCAACAGTGGTAGATGCCAACAATTCACCCTCAAAATACACACATATATTGAATTGATTTTCTGGGGAATCATCCCAAAGTTTGGTATTCTCAAAGGTAAATTTGTGATACCCATCGGGTTCGTACCAGTGATATAAAATTGTTTTCAATTATTTTGACTCCTCGTTGTTAATGATTAGTTGCCCCAGCCCTTTTAATGCTCCCGCTGGTAATGAGCAAACCGTGAATTGTCGCCAAATTTAGAGGTTATAAAGCTGGCGGTTGTCCATCCTAGTTAGTTGATTCGATTACCATCTCATGGGTAATCTGCTTGAGTTGTCGGCGGCCGGTGCGAGAGGCATCTCGCTTTACCCACCGCATTGTGCGCGGTTTTGTGGTCGATATTTTAGCGTCCCACACGCTATAATTCCGCCCGTTTAATAGTTTGCGATAGTTTCCTTTCATGGGGTTTTTTAGTTTTGATTGCTACGTTGCTAAGAACCTGTAGAGCGGTAGGAACTAATAAGTTTTAACGTCACCTCCCATCCGCGAAGAGATTGGTTTTTCTCTTGTTTTTTCTATCTGTTATCACTATAGGCTACTCGCTAAGACTTGTCAAGCGTTTTAGAAAAGTATTTTTAAACGGTGTCGAAAGTGTTGCTATGTCTGGACTCTGGGACTGAGGGTGTAATCGTGGCTTGGGTAAAATAATATTAAAAAATAGCAATCAATTTATGACTGCTATTTTTGAAAAAACGCTTTAGTTTAATTTCTAACCATACTCTTCGATAATCCATTTATCGAGAGCCTCAACAGCTTCATCTTGGGAAATTTGCAAGTATTCGCAGTCTATTTTTCGACCCCGAACAAATAGTTTGCCGTCAATCTCTTTCCCTTCAACGTAAGATTCGGTTTCCTGTGATGAAAGTGGCAGTTTAACCTTACTGCTTATGATTTTAAAGAAATCCATTATTTCTCCTTAATTAGTTTTGGGCGGTGGTGAGGAAGTGACCTCATTTTAATTACTCACTTCATTGCATCTGATGATGAGTTGTTTGCTAGAGAACTTTGAGCCCTTCTCTAGATTTCCGGGCGCAAGAATTCCGGTATTTTTGTAAGTTAACGGCAGGTAGTGGCGAAAAGCCGCCGTCTTCTCCTCTTACCATTGAAACAACTAACGGGAAGCTCCCCGTTAGCCCGTGGATAGTAGTTAGCACTAGCACCGCTAGATGAGCTAGCCCTGGAGACACAATCGTCACAAGCTCAGTCCCGTTTCCCACGAGAGGGGACAAGTAGGCAATGAGCTTATCTGAAAGCTCCGGGTCTTCCAATCTAACATGGAGTTGATGGTCTTCAAACCCTAAAGCATCTAGCTCTGAATTAGGATGAGAAAAATTGATTTTGGGCATGAGTCTATAGAATCCCTACCGGGGAAAGAATTAGATAGGAAAAAGCATAAGAGGGAGTCGAACCCTCATCGGAGCAACCTGCTAGGCATTAATATTTACAGTCTGTGCATGAACTCTAAATACTGTTTTTCAGCCCCTGTTATGTTCCCCTTAGCGAATTCCAGTTCTAAATCGACTTCAATCTCGTCCCAATCTATATCTTTTGAAAGTTGTAAGACGATTGGGCGGGGCCCGTTCATAACCTCGACCCCAAACCGAGAGTTTGCTACTAAGTCATTGTCGATGATTTTAAAGTGACGCATAATTTCTAACTCTGTGATTTTACTAGCCTCGTCAGTGGCAAAGTAGTAAGCTTTACCAGACACCTGAGAAGGTGTTTCGGCGATTAATAGATTTTTGAATTTAGAGGTTATAAAGTGAGTGTTCTAGCTTGTTTTTGTAAACAATGTTGTACCGTCCCACTTCCGACTATTTAGAACATCCCACGGGGGTTGACGAAGCTTGAGATAAGCGTCAGATGGTTCAAATGGTAGCCACCATTCTCCTTTTTCGTAATCGGTCACGTTCCAACCTCTCGACCCATAACGCCCTTCTTCATAAGGCTTCCAAGTGAAATATATGTGGTAACGTCCTGGGGTAAGATTTCTCAATCCTTTAGTTGGAGCATCCTGCAAAAGCGCCACATGAATATCTAGAAGTCCATCTATTCCCCAATCTGCGTCAATACGCTCAACTTTCCCCCAAGCTCCCGGAATTACTTTTCTTGCTCGTTTTATTAACAAGAGAAGTGCTGGAAAATCTTTGTCTTTAATTTGGGCGTACTTTTTAGCTTTTGCAATTTTCATTTTTAGGCTCGCTTGGAGTGGTTTTTTCTATCTGTTATCACTATAGGCTACTCACTAGGATTTGTCAAGCGCTTTGGGAAAGTATTTTTTAAACGGTATCGAAAGTGTTGCTATGTATAGCGCTTAGCGGTTGTGTTCGCAAGGTGTTGGTAGCGTCGGTGTAGTAAAAACTAGAAAGCCCTCACTAAGACTTGCACTTAGTTGATAGCTTAGAACTAAGAGGTAAGTAGAAGTTATAGTGTTAGCTTTCTTTTGCTTTTACTTCTTTTTCAACTAGAGACTTTAAGAAAAAGAGCGTTTCTTTATCTGCTATGAGATTAATTACTCTGCTTTCTTCATTTCTTATTTTTTGTCTTTGTAAACTTTCAACAGTTCTCACTTCCTCGATTTTGTTATTAACTCGACTCCATACTTCTTCCTCGGCTAAACAAATTGACCTCATAGCATTAGGCAAATCCTTATAAGGAACTTGGTCACAAAACGACATTTTCACTGCTAATGAACTATCTACTTCCTTCATCACTGATGTAAAAGCACTCATTAATTCTGAATCAGTAGCCACAGAGATATAGTTGTAAGACATTTGAGTTTTCCTTAAAATACCCATAAGAGCTAGGGTAAAAACTAACTTAGGAGTCGCACCCAAGTTTTCCAAACCTATAGCCTAGAAAAAATCTCATTTAGCTTCATGGTGATTTACTGCTCGGTTTTGGGCATATACCGAATCTGGACTGCATCTCTTGCAATCCCTACAAATCTTTTACCAACGATGTCTTGGTCTGGGTAGATAAAAACGTCTTCATGATTGGAGTGGTCACCATCATAATTAAACCTTTCTGAGTCTTCGTCTAGCGCTAACGCACCAATACAAATTTCTTCTGAGTTGTAATAAAGGCGAACTTCGATTCTTGGTACTGCTATTCTTGTCATAGTTTTAGTAGTTTTTTCATCTGTTATCACTATATAGGCTACTCGGTAGCTTGTCAAGCGTTTTGGGAAAGTATTTTTAAACGGTATCGAAAGTGTTGCTATGTATAGTGCTTAGCGGTTGTGTTCGCAAGGTGTTGGTAGCGTCGGTGTAGGGATGTTGACGTGCTGGGCTAGTCTGATGCTATAATAAAAACAGGAAGCCACCCGTTATAAGCGAGTGGCTTCAATCAAATCAACGAATACAACGGAAAGAAATCATAGATTGCAGGTGAACTCAATCTGAATCAATCATAGCACATATCCAACCGATGCTGTCAAGTGCTTCAGATTAATTCTTGCCAAGATTTTCTTCCGTTGTATTCACCACAACCCTACACAAGGTGAATCGATTGGACACATCAAGACTAGGATACTTTGATGAAGATTTAGCTATTATCATCGGCGTAATTGGAGCCACCATCTTCAACAAGCTTCAGTGGTGTGTTGAGAGTCCTTCAATGGCTGGAACAGTCGTAGATGGGCAAAAGTGGATTCGCAACCCTATCAAGTGCACAGACCCTAAAAAGAAAGAGCGAGTGCAAGAACACGGCAAGCTTATTGACTGGCGCGGCAATTTTCCATTCTTGAGTTTTTATCAAATCAAGTCTGGATTCGCCAAACTTGAAGAACTCGGCTTAGTCATCAGTCAGAAGCTTCGAGCCGGAAAATGGGATGCCTGCAAGTATTACACCATTGACACAGAAAAGCTAGCTGAACTGCTGGAACCCGCATCACTACCCATTTGTCAAAATCCGTCAAATCGATATGTCGAGTCTCAGCAAATCGATTTGACGACTGACTGCAAATCAAATCAAGATACATTTTCAAAGAAAGTTATTCAAAAAGAACCTCTCACAGAAAGAGCGAGCGCGACTGTTTTAGTAAATTTAGAGATTGAAGAAAATGAAGAAAGCAACCAAAGCAACCAAAGCAATGTCAATTTCCAAGTTGCCAAAGAAGTAGACTCAACAACAGAACCGATAACCTTGCAAGTTGATAAATGTTCCGCGCCGTCGAGTCCGGTTGCGAGAAAGGAGTTTTTCGAGGCATTGCTGGCGTACTGCTACCAGCGGGTAGATATCGACTCTCCTGAAGGCTATGCTAACTGGGTGATGCGCGAATCTAAGTCCAGAACGCCAGAGGCCAGCGTAGCGATGCTGTGGGACGAGTTTAACGCGGGTGAGGAGTTAGGCGGTCGCATGGTTCCCCCCGGCTTCAGATTGCGCGGTGTACCTGAGCAAGTCGTTGTGGAGGCTATATCGCAGGACTGTATCGGCAAGGTAGGTACAACGGCGACAGAGGCGGCCAAGAGTGCCGCTGGACAGTTACGCCGATTGCCAGTGGTTGCAGCGGTCGCCAATGCGGTAAAATTGCAGCTAGAACGCTGTTTAGAGGGTGCAAAACGACAAGTAGAGTTAGGAGTCCCAAAGGAGCAAGCACTCTTGAATAATTTACCAACTTACGCAACCAACTGTACCGAGAATTCAATACCACAAATTGCCGCAAGTGAGACAGTTGAAATGCCAGAGACAGCAGCAACAGACCCGACAAACCCTTATGCGCTAACAGATGAAAATCGAGCCGCCAGAAATAAGGCTTTTGAGATGGTTCAAGCCAAACTTCCAAGAGGACGAACCAAGCGAGAGCAGATGTTAGCGGCAAATATGGCTGATGCGGCGGCTTTTGCGAAAGAAATGCCATTTACGAAGCCTAAACCAGTTGTTGAGGTAGTGGTCGAGAAACCAGTTGAGGATGATGAGCCGATTCTGTGGTGACGTCAATTGTTCGTTTTAAGCGTTCTTATCCCCTCTCTCTCGGCGTTGACTCTGTACTTAATTTGAGCCTTAGTCTCCCATGCTTTCTTGTATTCAACGTTTTCAAACAGCTTGGAAAAACCCGTTAGATGTTTTAGTCTTAAAAGCTCTTCCGGCTCCATCCCTAGCTCGTTACAAATCTCTGAATCTTTCCATCCGTTCTCTAACATAGAAAAGACCATTGAACTCATTCCAGATATGCTGTGCTTCCCCCTGGCGCGATTATGACGGACGGTACTTGCCATCCTGTCGTTAATTTCCTTGTCAATAACAACGATAGGAATCAAGCCCATATTTCTGTCGTAGATATCTTGGTTTTGCCTCATCGTTGAATAGCGGTGAAACCCATCAACGATGACATACTTTTGAATTGACTCATCCCAAATGGTAACTATAGGCGATGTGTACCCATCGTGGCTGATAGAGGTATACAGCAGCTTCATTTCAATCGTTGCTACGGAGTTTGGATTGTAGTCGTTAGCCTCTACCATTTCAATTGAAACCCATTGAACTAAATTAATGGGCTGACTTTTTAGTGGTGACAGTTCATGCAGCAATGCTTTGATTTCCTCAATAGCGGCAATAGGATTAGCGCTATTTTTTAAATAATTCTCTATCTCTTTTTTCACGGTCTCTGTTTGTATTTGTTCTTTCTTTAAGATGAGAAGCTGCGAATGTCGTTGCTTTTGTTCCATGATAATCATTTTTCAAAATCATATCAATATGATACTTGCAGACTTTATCTTGAATCTCTGGGATGTATTGCCTTTTATCCGATTCTACCTGTTTGAGCATTATTTTTTTAACACTCTGATTTGTTATTAAATTTTCTAATAAATAGTCTCGATACTCATGCCAATCTTCAAACATAAACGGTAATTCTTTAGGACATTTCCAGTCAGCTTTTAGAATGCCAGCCGTATTAATTCCCCTTAATCTTTGTGTTAACCTTGTCCACAAATCCCCTTCAATTTCCTGAAGAAAGAATAAATTGTCAACGGCTGTCTCATGGGTGACGTTTGACAATCTCATTTTTATAGGTGAGATACCGTACTGATACATATAATCATATAAAACACAATATTCCCATTTATTATCATGAATGGATTTCCAGATATCTTTATAAGACCAGTCGTATAACGGATAGAAAACGAATTGATTGCGCTTCTTATTCTCTACTTTTCCCCAAGTAATCCATTTATAGGTCGCAAAGGTCGTCAAGCCCGCCCGCCTTGCGGGTGATTCTTCACACCTGACTCCAGAAAGATAGGCATAAGACTTCCCTTTAAATATCCAGTTCCCTAAATCATCAAACAACTTTTCAAATCTATCAGTTTTTGCAGGGCTTTCGTGAATAGCAATAGGGTCTTTTTCCCTAATCCATGTAATTTCAGGGTTGATGTCCCAAGCATTTAGCCAGGGGTCCTCGCTGCAAGTAGCGTTAAAAATTCTAAAGGGAATTTGGAACCAGTATGGCTCAATCCTAGTGTCGTACATTACCGATTTCATGTAATCAATAGTGCAATCCCATTCAGCCTCTTGGTCAATAAATAATACTTTTAGTGGTAATCTTCCTTTTTTTTCCGCTACCATTAAAGCTAAGTTCAATGTAACTGTTGAATCTTTCCCCCCTGAGAAATTAACTGCAATATTTTCAAACTCATCAAACAAATATTCAATGCGCTCTAAGCCCATCTCAAAAACGGTCTTATTGCCGTAATAGGTAGGCATTATTCTTTGACTCCCGTTACCACGATATAGTTAGTAAATTCGGCAAAAACACTTCCTACTGGAAAGCTGTAATTACTTAGCTTATAGTAAGGGATTGAACAATTAGCTAATTTATGAGTTACGGGATTATAATCTTCTTTAAACAGCATTAAAAAATATTTACCCCCTGGCGACAACTGATTAATTACCTGAATTGCGGATGACGGCTCACAATAGTTGAAAGACCCGTATAGCGAAACAATTGAATCAAATCCTTCATAGGGAAAGTCTTCATATTTAGACTGAATGATTTTGTGGCATGGATGTTTATTTTTAAATTTGTCTAGCATCATCCTGCTGGGGTCAACGCCTGTATACAAGTCAAAAGAAACGTTTAACAAATCAAGCAATAGCCCAGTGCCGCAGCCAACATCTAAAAGTTTACCGCCAATATAAGGTTTTAGCAGTTTTGTAAGATTGACGTTCTCTCGTTCGTATTCTGGCTTTAAAAACCAATCGTCATAAGAATTAGAAATATCATCATAGGGAGCTTTTGCGTCTTTATCAATACAAGCTCGATTGATTAGTATTGTCACGGGAAGCGGCGCACCCATAGACCAATAGAAATGTCCTAGAACGTTAAACTGAGTATATTTTCTTCCTTGAAACTTGATAACATATCCATAATCTCGAATCAGTTGAACCGCTTCAACGAAATCATCTTCGTTTTTCCAGTGCTTTCTCAATGTGTACTCATGCGGGTTTTGCGGCATAGTTTTAGCAAATATCCACCTCTTGTCACTGAACAAATAATGTAATCTTTTCAGAGCGTCGTATCTATTATCTGTACTCAAAGTCGCCTCCGCAATGTGGACAAGTTATCAGATTTTCTAAGTTTTTCTTGTTTGCTTGAGTAAATTGAGACTTTAGCTTTTGTTCTGCTTTTTCAATATTGTCATCGTTTACATCTGGGTAGTTTCGGGCGGTATTACTATTAGATATCTCAGGGTGTTCTCTATCGGTTAAATTCTTCTCTTTGTTGATTGAATCGCTTTCAGTGAAAAGTTGTTGAATGACGTTTTCGATAAAGCTATCGTTAAATGTAACAGGCTCTTCCCCTATCTGTAACAACTGGTCTAGCTCCGAAGTTAACAAATCTTGATTATACAATTTCAGCAAATCTGCTACATCAAAATCACCGCCAACTACAGTCAGGTTGTTATCATCTAGTGCATAGGCTCGTGCAGTTGCCTCCGAATCAGACTCAGCACCAAATAATACCGGGACGCACCATTCTCCAGTTTCATCTTGAGCAATTCCAACTGGCAAGTTGTGTCCGCGTCGCTTCATTACCCGTAAGGCTTCAACCCGCCCGTTACCAGCGACTATCCCGCCGCGCCCGTCATTGAGAACCCCCTCCCACTTGCAAGCAGATTTAAATCCGTACTTTTTAATTGACTGAATAATTTGGTCAAGGTTGTGCAGCTTAGCATTCTTGCCGAAAAGTTCAACCTGTGAAATTGAGATATACTTCAGTGTCAATAAATCAGTCATAATTAAAAATATCTAGTAATTGGCGGCAATTCAATCTGCTTACCTCCTATCTTACCCCTATGACAGTTAATGTAGCCGCTAGACCTAACAAATTACTCGTTGCCGGATTAGAGTTTCCCGGCTTCGCTCGATTCGTGTGCGACGAGAACGAGTTGGACACCAGCGGCCTCATTTACGCTACGGGGACGGTTGAAATCCACGACCATCACTTAAACCCGCAAGAACTCAACGACAGGTTGAATCGTTGGTGGTGCTGGGGGAAAAAGTTAGAAATTCAAATATTGAATGGCAACGGAACCTACAAGCTACACCCGCGCGGTACTCAATACTTGATTCGGTCGTTCTACAACTTTGCCGATTGTAAGTTGACAATTCAAACTGGCTGCCTGCTGTCGCTGCTGAAAAATCGGTCAATTGACGATTTCAGGGAAGACAATAAGATTCCTAAAGAAACGCCTTCTACGCAGCAGGAACAGCAAGACGGCTACACAGAGTCAACGTCTGTAATCGTAATTTCGTACTCCTCACCAGGTGTATCGTTTACGTCATCCAGTAGTTCAGGTTCTCCGCCTCCGCCCATTGTCGTACCAAAAGGCGATTTGACATTACCTGAGATATTTCGAGAGTTTCAGAAATCAAAGTTTTACGACATTCAAAAAGTTGTTACCTTTTTGCTGGGTAGGGCTGGAGCAACTAAGATTTACGGTAGTGTTACTGGAAAAATTAGGGGCCCTATCAACTTTAGCGGTTCACTGATTCAACAAGCCGGAGATTTGTGCTTTAAGGCTTCTCCCCCTAGCTACCTTTGGGCAGACAAAGACGGCATCCGGATTACTAAGATTAATATTACAAACAATCCGACCGCGCTGGTAGTTGTAATTGGCAAAGATGAAATTGAATACGCACCTTTGGACAGCGGACTAGACGCAATTAAAGAGTTAGTTGTATCGGGAAGTATTGACAAAAAGATTGCAAACATTGATGAAGTTATTAACCCCGATGGTACTAAAAGTAAGACTACGATAACGCAAGATTTTGGGCCTGAGACAATCATCAATATTAACGGCAGTCCCACAACGGAAGTGCTGCTATCAACGACAACAACGGTAGAAAAAATAGAGCCTGGTCAAAAAACTGTTACAACAACAAAAGTAGAGCGGCGCGGGCTAGCAGTTCCCGGCGCTAAAACTAATCGCAGCACCTTTGTAGAAAGTTACAGAAGTATCAAAACTCAATATTTCAGCCAGATTCCCAGTAATAATGGCAGACTAGATTATGAAGAAGAAGTCATCAACGAGCCTGTCTGCAAAGTCTTTGCTGGCTTCTTTGGAGCTTATGCCGACGTAAACTTTACAATGCCTTCAAGTGTTACGGGCGTTGGTGGACAGACTTTCCCTGCTGATAACTGGCTGTTAAATACTACTCAAATCCTAAGCAGCAAAACTCGGACAAATTATACCTACAATTCTAATGGAGTGCAAACCGCTACAACCTCAGTAACTGAAGAATATATTTCTAAAATCCTGACTAATTATTGGCCGTTTATCGGAACACTTGCACCTAGCGGACAAACTACTGAACAGTGGATGCGTTGGGGCTCAAATGAGATGCACCGTGTTACAGCTAAAACAACTTATCAAGCTAGATTCTCCGCTGAGATTGAAGCGCTGGACGAAAAATTGTGGAAGGATAAAGTTTCAGTGAATATTACCGAAGTTACAGCTATTCCTACTTACACTCGTGTGGGAGATGTTGAGGTTTCTAGTACAGTAAGCTACAGCACTCGGAATATCAACACTTTTCAAGTCAAACATCAAACGCGAATGTCGCTAATGACTGAGAAAGATGGCGACAAAATAGAACTCAGTCGCTCTGGACTTGCCAATGCTCCGGCAACTGAATACTTACCCGCATATTCAGCCGCTGGAACAGATGGCGAAGGCTTGGATGATTGGGAAGATGAAGAGAAAAAGATTAAAAAACATTGGAACTTCGACCTAGAATGTTCGGGTCAAACACCGCCCAAAGAGTTTGCAAGTATTGGCAAGGTTCCGACTGAAGCAATTCTCAAGCAAATCGCAGCAATTCTGTATTTTTACAGGCAAGGAAAGAGTAAGGCTTATGAGTTGACAATCGCCCTTAGCGACTGGTGGCTGTCCAACTTATACCGTCCGGTGCTGACAGTGCAGGTGGTTGAGCCAGATGAGAACGCAATAACCTACTTGCTTACAGGTTTAAACTTTTCTTGCGAACCTGACGCTAACTTGATTCTGGGTGACTTGTGGTGGATTGGTGGAACGGCAAACTCTTTGATTAGCAGCGCACAAGGAAATTGGCTTGCAAGTAATGCTAATATTGTTGATAAAGCCGTTGTGTTCGTAGTTGGCGACAGAGTTGAAGTTGCTTCGACTGGTGGAATTATCCCCGGTGTTGAGCCTAGTCGCTATTGGGTGTCAGCAGTACAAGTCGTTGAAGGTAAACAGCAGATTCAGCTTTCGGTGACTGAAGGTGGCGCGGCTGTACCTGTAACTGGTGCTATCATTGGGCAACCGAGAATCACAACAGTTGTAGCGAAAGAACCTGTTTTGGCGTTTGCGGAGCTCAAACCGTGGTTAGAAACTTCTGCCAAAGATTGGCTAGAATTGAGTTTAGGTAATTGGTTAGTTTTAGAGGTGACTTAAGATGAGTGACAATATTATCACAATAGAAGAAGCTTATTGTGCTGCGACTGAATTTTTCAAAAGTATTCAATTCAAAACTACGTTTGCTGGCGGGACGCAGTTAACTTTAGAAGAGTTTGAGTTTGCAGAGCCTTTAAATTGCTGGTTCATTACCTTGGGGTTTGTTCCGGTAAGACGAGAAGAAACAGAGGAACAGTACAATACTTTTAAGCGCGAATACAGAATTTTCAAAGTGAACGCTGTCACAAAAGAAGTAGAATCTATGAAAAAAGGATTTATGGGTTGTCAAGAAGATAATACCACAAGAGGATTCACTATTACATCTCAAGAGCCGATTCCAGAAGTTGATTTAAGCGAAATACTAAGTAAGTTGACACGAAAAGCCTAAAAAAAATCTAAACAAAATGGAACAAAAACTACCTTACAAAGCAGATAAAAATACTATTCCTAATTCCTGTCAAGATGTGGCGGAAGTTTCAACTATTGCAGGAGTTCAAGAATTCGGAAATTTGACAATCTGCGCCATTCGATATTGCTTTGGACGGATGACATATATGCCGTCGTTAATTGTTGAATTAACTAAAGCAAATTGGAGCCTACTAACCCCACAGGATAGGGCTACCATTCTCAAAGATGTCGCTCAAGCAATTCAAGATGGTAGGCTGGGGATGGATTGTGACAAACAAATGTGGCTAGCTTTTTATGATTGGATGATGGAGAAATATAATGAAACCATATAAGTTAAGCTTACAAGCGGCAATGAGACGCTACTCCCAATCTCAATCAGCCTCTAATATTCAAAACTCGCTAACTCCCGTTACGGCTGAAGCAAACAGAACGCCTCCAGCAGCGGAAATTGGCAAGTTTCAACAATTTGACGCTGAAGCGGGGCGCTATGTCTTCACCAGCAACACTCAATCAGTCGCCGTCCCTTCTAGTCAGATGCTTAGTAACGGACGTTTAGGCAAAGGACAGAAAGTCTTGTTAGCTCAAGGTACAGCCGACTTTATACCCGCTTAATTATGCCAGATATTAACGACATTGACGGCCGCCCCGCAATTGAAACCGATGAACCAATGTCGATTCAAGAGGCGAACCTGTGGGCTTTAGAACAAAGGGACAAAGCAGATGCTCGAAAAGCTGCTGTTGAGCGGTTGCGGTGTGATGCGGCTGAACGTCGTGAGCGCAAACCAGCAAATCCATTGGAAACACTGAAACCTGACACTAGCTACAGAGTTCGTGAGTTCAACGCTGAAGCTGATGCTTTTAATGTTGATGGTAGCGACGGCAAGAAATTACTTGGCAAAAGTTTGAGTAACGGCAACGTTCGCAATGGTCAGAAGGTGCGTTCGTTCTTCGCACCTAACGGTCAGGTTGTGATTGATGTTAAGCCAAAAGGACGAGATATAGTTATTCCGAAGCCAGTACCAAAACTACCTGCTGATGAAGAGTATTGGCCTGTCACATCCTGTTTTTTATACTCCAGGATTAAACCAAACAAAGAAAAACTCACGGGGAACGGGGCGGCGCAAGGAGTAGAGGAAACCAGTTGGGATTCAATACGAGGAGTTTACTCTAACACTGCTTTTAATAGCTATGCTTACGGATTCGCAGAAAGGCTTGATGATTTGGGTAACTACAAAACCGCTCAAGACGCTTTAGATAATAAATTAAGACCTGAGTGTTTAATTGTACCAACTGGCGGCGGAAGCACTGGCGCGGCAAGAGATAATGCCGCAGTGTCTTCGGGTTCAGAAGGTTCGGTGATTGTGTGGTTTTACATTGGAAGTTTAAATCAAAGTGCAACCGAACTTGTAGACAGTGGTAGTGGGAAAATATATCAAGTTTCTGGCCCAAGTATGTACCCAGAAAACCAAAATACTGAGCAAGGGCCTGGTTTCTGTATGGAAATGTATCGCCAAGGTAGTATTTCTGCGGGTTTATATCCAAGTGCAAGCTTCGGACTTGAACCTTTAAGTTATTTTTTAAAAAATTCTTTCCCGGACTTGGGTGGGAAAATAGGCTACTGGGGAGGGATTAAGAAGTGGCGTGGAATACAAGACCTTTATTCCGACAATTCACATAGAACCTTTTTTTACAGATCCTTGTGGGCGGCATTTGATGGAGACATAAACGCAGTTCCAACAAGCTTTCCTCCAGAGTTCGTTGCAGGCGTCAGTCCTTGGCCCGGGACGCTAGAGCATAACGCTTGGTATCGTTACGGTTGGGATAATCAATATATTGCAACTATGTCTGCGGGGGCGATTGGGGTCAATGTTTCAGCTCTAGACGCTGCTGGTGTCGGATGTGGAGATGTCGTCCCCAACGACCAATGGTTTTGGTCTAGAGGCATTGGCGCTAGCGCTGGAGCGCTAGATAGATATGCTCACTACTCATCTGCCAGTGGAATGTTTGTTTGTTGGCAAGGGCACAAGGAAAATATAGGATTAGCTACAAGCTTTTTTCAAACATTTGGAACTTACTGGAATATCGACGGCGGTTCCACTGTCACCAGACTTGGTTCAGCGAATCCCTACGGTTGTGAAATACCAAATAGCGGGGGTGGATACCCGCCCGCACCACCATCCGACGCTAGTAGGTTTTTAGTTGATGCTTATGGTAGAAAAGCAAAAGTTTTACTTGTTTGTCATAAGCAAGATTATGAGCCGATAGAAATAGAATTGCCTTTTGAGTTTGCCGCTGTAATAGAAGAGCATAGAGTATTGGGCGGAGGTAGTTTTAGTTTTGGAACTAATTTTGAATCTGGAAAATCTCGCAATTTCATTCAGACGTATACCAGCCATTTCATTGTAGATCCGTTTAGTCTAGATTTAACACATGGAACACTATCTATCGACAAGGATTTTGCTTATGTTGATATTTTCTATGGAGGGGAAAGAATATATGAAGAACCAAAAACATTTCCACTTCCAATACGACTAGCCTCTCAGGGATTTGGCAGCCCAAGAACGGGATTTGGTTCTAATTATGGCAATGACATATCTCTACAACAAGCACTCGGTATATTTCCCTTGTCCAGTGGAATGTACGAATCGGGATTCCCCCAGACTCCCGCACAAACAAACGAAAAGCATCCACGAATCGTCAAAGACTGCTGGAGTCGTTGCCGGTCTTTTAAAGTAAGATTGCCTACCAAAGAAGATAAAACCTTGACTATAGTTGGTGATGAAATATATGATAGAGGTGAGAGTATTACACTTACTGCTAACAATCCCGACAGTGAGTTTAATAATAAATTTTTAATACGTGACTATCGGACAGACGATAGAAATCTAACTTTCAAAACGACTAATCCTGAATTCGCAAGCTTTGGTGGTCTTCCTGCCCTAACCCAGCAAATGTTTATTGGGTTACCGTACACTACCAACCCTACGACTCTTTTTACGAATAATGATATTTCCATAGGCGGATTGCTTTACAAGAACAAACAAGACTGGACGGCAATGGATTGGATACATTATCAACTGCAAGAAATGCCTCGGCAATTCAATCCGTTGACTACCGTACTTCCTGTCGGAGTATCTATTAGCCAGAGTGGAGTACATAGAGTTAACATGATTTATGATTTGGACAATAGGTTTGGTAGGCAAGGAAGGGCTGAAAGAATTATGGAAGCATCATCCTTCGGGTGGAACGGCTCTTTCACTGGTGGACAGAGCCCTTCTTATGGTTCAGGAGGGGGAGTTGGGCCTGAAATTTTATTTACATCTCACAAAGAGCAAATGATAGGCAATGGATTGAAAGAAGATGGAGTCCTAACAAAGTGGTATCGTGTCACTACTTCAAGCTTTCCTGTTTTTGGTCAATTATTACGCAACTCGTAACCTATGTTGTATTTCGCAGAAGCTGATTTAATACAATCCATTGGTTCGCTTGGAATAGTAGGGTCTGTCCTTCCGGGGCTTTGGCATAGAGTCAGGATAGATGTTCCTGGTACTGGGTTTTGGGCAATGCTCCTACCCGGTCAGTGTCAAACCTTCTTGACCACTAGCAAGAGCTTTGTGTGGTTCATTGAACAACGAGACGTTGTTTCAAAATCGGCAAATGATGTATCGTTTAATATTCCTCTTGTTACCTTGCAGAATAAGAAAATTTACCCTGCTAAGGTAAACGGCATAAACTTAGCTTTGTTAGGTTCCTCTAATACACCAACTCTTGTAACTACTAGATGGCGGGAGGGGTTAATTCGATACGACAACCGGTATGACAGTAGTTATCATGATTCCATCACTCCATGCCTACGACCTGGTTTTGGGCAGACTATCCTAACCGATTTACAAAGACCGCTAGAATCGGAAACAGTGATAACAAACAACTTGGGATTGACAGACGCTTTTGCCAATTCGCGTGCATTGTGGGGGCCTCTTGGTCGCCTAATGTCAATGGCTTTCTACGTTGAAAAAGAGATTGCCGCTAAATACGACGCAAGTAATAGTAAAAAGAAAAAGAAATCACCGAATTCTCAAGACTACCAAGAGAATCCCACATACCCTGCTTATACGCCATTTGTTGACAACGGTGGCTACTAAACTAATTCAACGATAAACTTAGGATTAAATTCAATTCTAAGTCTGTGAGTATCGCGCATCCCTCGTCGCGACATTGCCCGCTCTACTGCATCTCTTGCTAACAAGATTAACTCAAGGTTTTTCAGATACATCAACGATGCAGGATGCCGTCTATACTGATACAAAAAATCCTCAACTTTCCCAATTTCAATAACTTCGGATAATCTCAAACACAAGTCATAATCCTCAATTCTATCTGTATTTACATCGAATCCATTAACTTGTAAATAGGCAGTCTTACGAATCATCCTAAAATGAAAAGTCATAAACGCCATCAATAGTCCAGTGAATGAGTACGGAATAGAACACCGCCAGCCCGGTCGCAACTTCTCCCCATTCTCACTGATATCCAGATAATTGCTATAAACCATCCCCCAGTCGGGATTATTGTCAAGCGCTGCGACTGTCAACTCGATTGCCTGTTGTTCCAGTAAATCATCGCTGTCGAGTTGTCCGATATATTCCCCACGCGCCGCGTTAAACCCCGCAATCAGCGCATTTGCAGCGCCTCTGTTCGCGTCATCTGCTGGTCTGCTGGGGTTAGTCAATACCCGAATTCTGGAGTCATGCTCCGCGAAGTTCTGAGCAATCTCTAAGCTCCCGTCTGTGGAACCATCATCAGAAATTATCAGTTCCCAGTTTTTGTCTGTTTGCCAGATGACGCTTTCGATGGCGGTTTCAAGGTAACGCGCGCGGTTGTAAACTGGGATGACGACTGAGACTTTGGGAGGATTATTCATGACTTGGCATTTCCTTAATTTCTTGAATTGCATCCATCAAAAGTGGTTGAGTTACAGCTTTAAGTTGATGTTGCAAGATAGCAAATTTAGCAGCATTCTGAGCAACTTTTACGACCTGTGCGGCAGAGAATCCGTCCATTTCTGGCAGTAAAATATCCCAGTCTAACTCTTCCGTTTGAGTTTTGGGAAAAGAAACTTGCAACGTATGCACCAGTAGCAATTGAACTTCACGCTTGCTCGGTTTTGGTAGCTCAATCACGTCGTCAAATCGTCGCCAAACCGCCGAATCTAAAGATTTGGTCAAGTTGGTTGCCATCACAATCAACCCATTGTCGGGATTGTATTCGTCTAAAACTTGCAAGAAAGTATTAACTATTCGCTTAACCTCGCCAACGTCTTTATTGTCTTCTCTTGTTCTGAGGATAGAATCACACTCATCAAAAAACAAAACGCATGGAGTTTCGCTAATCTCGTCAAAAACCTTTCTTAGATTCTTGGCTGTATCTCCTAAAAACGATGATAAAATTGAGTCAAATTGCACTTTAACCAGTGTTAAGCCAGTATTCCATGCTAGACGCTCGGCTCCAAGGGTTTTCCCACAACCAGGGACTCCGTACAACAGAATCTTTTGCCTGTAGTGCAGGTTGTGAACAGCCAATCTAGCTCGTGCTGCATACTCACACTCAATGCGGCGGAATCGGTCTTCAACAGCATCGGGTAGCACCATGTCGTGCCGTAGTTTTTCTCGCTCTACGATTGTTGCCATTGATAGCCTGTCTCGATTCAATGGTAATGGAATCAACGTTCTTTCAAGGATTGATTGTTTAGTAGCGGTTCTAGGCATGATATTATTGTTTTAATGTTATTAAAATTGTATCATGCAACGATTCTTTTTAGTCGGATGTCCTCGCAGTGGCACGACAATTTTTCAAAGCTTATTAGCCGCGCATCCAGAAATCAATACATTTCCAGAAACTAAGATTTTTCAATACACCTTATGGGATGGATTTCGGCACACACTGCCTGAGCGGTTGGAGCGTTTCTTTTATTTTGAAATAATGCGCCCAGAGTTGCTAGAACCTTTTAGAGGATGTCAGACAACTAAAGAAAAGATAATATGGTTTATCGGTGTTTTGGATGGATTGACAATTGAGAACGAGAAAAATATCTGGGTAGAAAAGACACCCGAACATATATTTTTTATTCCTGAAATTCAGCGCTATGTTCCTGACGCAAAATTCATTCATATCACTAGAAACGGGTTAGATACGATTGCATCTTTGTGGGAAGCTACTCACTCGACCGAAAATCCAGTATGGGGCGGACTGTGGACGTTGAATCATTGTATACAGAGATGGAAAGATTCTATGAAAATCACCGAGAAATACGCTGAGAACAAGAATCATTTGATAGTTGAATACAAACGACTAATCTCTCACAAAGTCGAGGTATTGACCGAGTGCTGTAATTTTATTGGCATTGACTACAACCCCGCTATGCTCACTAATTACAAATTTCAAGCTTTAAACCTGGGGGGAGGACTGCCGTGGCATCAGGGTATTGACAGAGATATTGAAGCACCTACAACTCCCAAATACAAGAAAGTATTGCAGCAAGAGGAAATTGATTATATCCTTGACAGTATTCAAGAGTAGTTTTGGTGACATTAACTATGAACTATTCATAATTAATATTCATGCCCACTGACACAGGTAGGGCTTTTACTACTGCTAATTTTCTCACAGGCTTACCCGCTCTAAAGGCTATCAACTTTGGTAGCGCTGACCCCGCAGGTGTGTGGTTTGTAGTTCCAAATGCTTCAACAAACAATATCGAAGTTTGGGTCTGGCAACCAGCGTCAGTAGTCGCACCTGACGAAATCTCTGTCGTGCGACCGGATTCGGTAATTCCGGGGAGTCCGGGACGCTGCATTCAAAGCCTTAAATTAGACGTATCTCAGATTGTAGGCATTCTGGGTTCTATTGCGAATTTAAGCACCAACGGCCTGATTAGAAAAGATGGGAACATTGCGAGCACGGCTACTCTCAGTGCCTTTGGAGGAACCTTAATTGATGACGCTGACAGCGCAGCGGGAAGAGCTACGCTCGGCTTAGGTAGCGTAAACAATACGGCTGATACTGCCAAAAGTGTTGCAAGCGCTGCAACTTTAACACCTGGGAGAAACATCAACGGTGTTCTTTTTAACGGTTCAAGTAACATTACTCTGACTGCTGCAAATTTAGGGCTTGGCAGTGTAGACAATACTTCCGACGCTGGTAAACCTATTTCGAGCGCTACTCAAACCGCACTTAATTTAAAATCAAACCTCATATCTCCGGCATTTACTGGAACTCCCACGGTTCCAACCGCGACTTTAGGAACAAGAACCACACAGGTTGCGACTACGGCGTTTGTAGGATTAGAAGTTGCTGCTTTGGTTAACTCTTCGCCTGCTATTCTTGATACACTGGGAGAGTTGGCGGCGGCGCTGGGGGGTGACGCTAATTTTGCCACAACAATCACGGCATCAATCGCATTAAAAGCTAATTTAATATCACCAAGTTTTACAACTCCAGCACTGGGGACTCCTAGTAGTGGAATATTGACAAACCTGACGGGACTGCCTTTGACGAGTGGAGTTGTGGGTGTTTTGCCTATTGCCAATGGGGGAACGGGTAGCGCTACTCAGAATTTTGTGGACTTAACCGCCGCTCAAACAATTGGAGGTGCCAAAACTTTTGCTGCACCAATAGTTATTACTAATACCACAGCATCAACATCGACAACAACCGGAGCTTCTGTGATTACCGGAGGTGCTGGGGTAGGTGGCACTTTAAATGCTTCAAAATTGCAAGCTCCTAACATTTGGGAACTAGAACCTA